GTGTCAGTACCAGTTGGAGAAAGAAGAGAAAGCAGACTGGAAGTATTCGTGCAGGCGTTGGACTTAGTAACTTACACTCTCAGAATCACGAAGAACGAGAAAATTTTTCTTCCGGAGTACCAAAGACAAGTTACAGACGACATTATCGAGACTGCAAAGAGTATCTACATCGATGCTTGGGATGCCAACAATGTAAGGGTAACGACTAAAGATGATTGGAGAGTCCGCAGGGAGCTACAACTTCGTGCGGCCAGGGAATGCAACAGGCTCCTGGCTCTGATCGGAATTGCGAAATCCTCGTTTCATCTCAAAAATAAGCGAATCAAATTTTGGACCGGTAAGGTTTTGAAAGTCCGAGGTATGATCCGTAGTTGGAATGAAAGTGATAGTAAACGCTACTCCAAAATTTCGGAGTAGTTTTTATTATACGGATGTAGGCTAAACGCAGAACGTCCGCTTGCGCTCGGCTAATCGTGGCAATTCGTACAATACGTGGTACGTGAACTCTAGCGGCAACGTCAACAACAACAACGCCATCAACGCCAATCGCTGCGCCCCGGATTGTGTGGTATTAAGGACATAAAGGCTATTCCGTAAGAATGGCGCTCCAACCAATCAAACACAAGGAGCCTGCATCCGGCCGTAAGGCGAACAACACTGTAGCGATGCGGTCAGCCGGAGAACGACTGTTACCCGCTGTCAACGCTATGGACCTATCTATAAGTTTTATGGATATGGAAGAAGTAATCGGCTTTGAAGCCTTATATGATTCGATGCACAAGTGCAAGAAAGGAGTTATTTGGAAAGAGTCTGTTGCACATTATGTATTGAACAGCCTGGAGGAAACATACAAGCTCAACGAGCAGTTGGAAAATGAAACCTACAAGGCAAGGCAGATAGCGAAATTCACGATAACCAGGCCGAAGAAAAGAGAAATCATCAGTGTATGTTTCAGAGACCGTGTTTATCAGAGAAGTTTGAACGACAACGCACTGTACCCAATAATGACAAATTCGTTCATTCGTGATAATTGGGCCTGCCAGCGAGGCAAGGGTACCGATGATGCGAGAGATAGGATGAAACTATTTCTGCAGAGAATGTACCGGAAATATGGTACAGAATTTTATGGTCTGCAGATAGATGTGCATGGGTATTATCCGAATATGCGGCACGACTTAACCAACGCAATGTTGGAGAGAAAGTTGGAACCGGAAATAGCAAAACGAGCCATTGACGTACTCGACGGACAGTACGCCGGGGATGTGGGTTATAACCCTGGAAGTCAAATGGTTCAGATTGTCGGCATATCAGCATTGGACGACCACGACCACAAAATCAAGGAATATTTAGATGTGGACGAGTTCGGAAGATATATGGACGACTCACTTGCGTTTCATCCTTCCAGGGAATACCTGGAATACTGCAGAAAAGTGATCGGCGAGATACTGACCGAGAAGGGGTTAGAGTTCAATCCAAAGAAAACAAAGGTATTTAGCATTGCAGACGGTTTCACATTTTTAGGTTTCAAGTACCGGCTAACAGATACCGGGAAGGTTATTATGATAATCGATCCGAAGAATGTCAAAGAAAGACGTCGGATATTACGAAGGCTGGTGAGAAAAGCCAAACAAGGTGAACTCACGAAGGCTAAGGTAGACGAGTGTTATTACGCTTGGAGAAACCACGCCAGCAAGGGCAACAGTTTTAAGCTCCTGCAGCGCATGGATAAATATTATAAATCATTATGGAGGTAGCCAAATGGAAGTAAAAAAGAATGGCGGCGATGTCGCCAAAATGAGAGCTGACGAGAACATGAAGGCAGAGCTGGCCGATCAGAATGCCAAGATTGATTACCTGGCAATGATGGCAGACATTGAGTTTCCGGAAGCAGGAGACTCGGCAACCAGCACCGAAGAAAGTGAGGAAGAGTAATATGGCAAAGGCTAAAGAAGTAACAGAGGCAGTAGACACATCTACAGAGGAGACGATCCAGGAAGAAGTGCAGCACAGTGATTGGTTCGACAGAATCAAAGATTACTACGACACGAAGCGTTGGAACCTGGCTATGGTTAAGAATGCCGTCAAGAAAGGCAAGATTACCGAGGAAGAGTACGAGGAAGTCACAGGTCGTAAGTACAAGGCATGATCCGCTACGCAGAATTTTACAACTATGACCGCCTGGAAAGGGCGGCATCAGAGTTAGACTTACTCACTACCGAAGCAGACGAGGAAAGTCTGCTGAACCTGCATAACAATTTGGTATGGCATCTGTACCGGTTCGACGAGGACCCACGCGCGGATGCCATTCTTTATGCAGTAATAGAGGCCATTTTGGGTGAAAAGGCGGCAGATATTACAGACATTCCGTATGAACTACGGTGTGTTTGGGAAGGAGGTAAGAGAGCCAATGTCTTTGAATGAAATTCTTGCAAGCGGTGGAGTTCTACTGCTGTTCTTGACACTGGTGCAGATTACGCCCATCAAGGTAAATCCGTGGTCTGCAGTTGGAAAGATTATCGTAAACGGCATGAGAGCCATCGGAAAGTCGATGAATAAGGACGTTATTGATAAGCTGGAATCAGTGCAGAAAGAGTTAAAAGACCTGGGAGAAAAGCATAACAAGCTCGAAAGGCGCATGGATAAAGATGATGCGGACGGATGCCGTACAAGAATCCTGCGATTTGCCGACGAGTTGAGAAGGGATGTCAAACATTCCGAAGAGTTTTTCAATCAGATTTTAGATGATATTTCGGACTATGAGCGTTATTGCGCAGAGCATCCGGAATACAAGAACAGCAAAGCAGTAAATGCCATTGCCGAGATAGACAAAGTTTATCAGAAGTGCATGGAAAAAAATTCATTTTTATAACAGGAGGTAAAGGAATATGAAGAAAATTGATTGGGTTAGAAAACTCACAAGCAGAAAGTTATGGACTGCGGTAGCGTCATTCGTATCTATGATGATCCTGGCTACTGGCGGCACAGACAACACGGCAACACAGGTTACAGCGCTCATTATGGCGGGAGCGTCAGTAGTGGCGTACATCATCGGTGAAGGCTTGACTGACTCAGCCAACATCGGCTCCAACAGTGAGGAGGAGTAATCTGAGAACATATCGTAAGCACAGGGCGGTCGAAAGACTGCCCTATTTTGTTAGGAGGAAGAACCATGAGTTTAGTAGTTGGAAGCGCAAGAATTGACGAGAGCGGTCACATTTCCGGAGGAAAACCGGGAGATCAGACTGGAAACGAGGTATCAACCCAGGCGTATTACGTCCATTCAAAAGGCTGGTACTGTCTGAGACCGAAGAGCATCACGGTAGCAAACGCCATTGCAGAAGCTATGCTGCAGGGATGCAGAAACAACAATATCGGATATTGCCAGGGGCATAGAAGCAATGTGATCGAACAGCTGAGAAAAGTCGGAAAGCTCTCTAAAATTTCTGTAAAGACAGAGGCAGACTGCAGTTCACTTATAAGAGCGTGCTGTATCCAAGCAGGCTTTGATCCAGGAAACTTCAACACATCATCCGAAGTTTCAACCCTCAGAGCGACAGGGCAGTTCATGGATAAGATTGCAGTAACTTCTAAGACGGAACTGTTCAACGGCGATGTACTTGTAACAAAGACTAAGGGACACACGGTAGTAGTCGTTTCCGGAAATCCGAGACGAAGCACCAGCTACTACCCTAAGTATAGCGGGTCATCGGGTTCTATCATTACAGCACTTGCTGCCGTAGGGGAGAAAGATACTTCCAAAGCACACCGTGCGAAGATTGCGGCGGCGAACGGTATTACGAACTACGCATATACGGCAGCTCAGAATCTCAAAATGGTTAACCTGCTCAAAAACGGTAAGTTAATCAAAGCGTAGGTTCTGAAAGAGATATAGCACAATGGGGGGGTAGCTGAAAAGCTGCCCCTTATTTTGATTTAAGGAGGAGTTTCTATGGAAAAACTATTTGGTATTGATATTTCACATTGGCAGGGAGATTTTAACATCGAGCAGGCCAGGAACGAAAGAGGAGTAAAATTTGTGATCGTCAAAGCTGCAGGGGCAGATGCCGGAAAGTATAAGGACAGCAAATTTGAAAATTACTATGCACAGTGCAAGGCTATCGGAATGCCGGTCGGAGCGTACTATTACGGCAATGCAAAGTCAGTTGCGGAAGCAGAGGCAGAGGCAGAACATTTCCTGTCAGCAATCGCAGGAAAACAGTTCGAGTTCCCGATATACTATGATGTCGAGGGTAATATGCTGAATAACAGCAGAGAAACGCTCACAGATATTGTGATTGCTTTCTGCGACAAATGCGAAAAGGCCGGCTATTTTGTAGGTGTCTACACATCAGATTCGCATTTTTCGTCTCACGTAGACGATTCGAGACTGCAGAGGTTTACTCATTGGGTAGCGAAGTATTCGAGCAATGAGCCTTCAACGGCTCACGATATATGGCAGTATGGAGGTAGTCAGAACTTTATTACGGATAAGACAATCTGCGGAACAACAGTGGACCAGGATTTCTGCTATCGTGATTTTGAGGCAGAAATTAAAAATGCTGGACTTAATGGATTTTCTGCGGACAGCGGAAATGCAGATCCGGAGGAACCGGCACCTGCAGAACCGGAAGGAAGTACGCTTGACCTAGTGTATAGAACCATGAAGGACGAGTTTGGAAGCGGACAGGAGAGAAAGGACGCACTTGGCAGTAGATGGCAGGAAGTCCAGGATGTTATCAATCACATTCACAATGCATCTACGCAGGAGCTTGTGGACGAAGTATGGGCCGATAAGTACGGCGGCGGTGAAGTAAGAAGAACAGTTCTCGGTGACAGATGGCAAGAAGTCCAGGATGTTATAAATGCTGGAAACAAAAAGTATTACACAATCGAGAGCGGTGATACACTTTCCGGAATTGCCAAGAAATTCGGAACGTCAGTTGAGGCACTGGCGAACCTCAATGGCATCGAGAATCCGAACCTCATCATTGCAGGAGATACGATCAGAGTAAAATAACAGGAGGAATGGTGACGTGAAAAATTACATCGGCGTGAAAATTGTAAAAGCTGAACCAAGGGAGAAAAACGGTGTACCGGGATATGCTGTTAAATATCCGGATGGCTATGTAAGTTGGAGTCCGAAGGAAACCTTTGAAAAGGCGTACCGGGAGTTAGACTGTAAGGACTTCATCAATTCAGAAGATTAAGCGTAAGGGCCTATGATCCGTAAGGGTTGTAGGCTCTTTTTTATTGCAGAAAAGCGGAACAAGACTGCAGGTAAAATCAATATACAAAATAACCAAAATAAGACCGGGTATTTTGACGAAAAGTTCCCGAGACATGATAGGCGATTTTAGTACCTATCCTATGCCTAAGAGCAACAATCCGGTATTGAAGCGTGTACGAAGTCTAAGACATATATGCTTTAGGAGATGGATTTATCCACATTATTCACACGCATTTGTGGATAAAATACGCTTTTGAGAGTACGCAAATGAGCATATATTATTCTATCTCTAATATCTATTATCTAATCTCTAATATCTAGTAAAGAATCCTTGTAGAAACCTTAGAAGAAATCATGTAAGAAATCTTACAATGCACCAGGCAACCATGCGGGTTTGCGGTCCTCGCAAATGAAAATGCGGAGCAATGTACCAGTCGGTGTTGATGATCCGGAAATTACAGAAGTTGTCGCAAGTGCGAAAATTATTTGGCAAAAACTCGGAAAATAGAAGTATATCTATTGACAAATACGCAACTGCGAGTTATAATATAACCATAATCAAACAAAACAATTTGATTAAATCCGAAGAAAGGAGGAATTACCAGTTGGGTAAGAAAGGTAGGAAGAAAGACTTTTCTACAAAGGAAAAGGAACTACTTGAAATCGAAAACCTTAAATTACAGAAGAGAGAAAAGCAGGCCAGCATAATCTCCACCATAGTAATCATGATTGTGTCAGTGATTACGGCAATTCTGAAATGGTTAGGTTTGATTGATTAAGTAGTTCCCTTAATGGTCGGGAGGCAGCAACACCGCCTCTCAACTGTTAAGTCTATCATAAAGGAGGCTGATTTGGCAATGAAGAAATTAAGACAGTTCCTGCAGTCGGTATTGTTCATCAACTTTATGGTCGGCATATACGACGGTATGAGAGCGAAGAATTTGGTAGCAATTTTGATAAATGGAGTAGTGGTACTGGCATTGATCGCCGGAGAAAAGAAAGAGAGGTAAACGATATGAAGTGGGACGTAAAACATGATAGAGCAAAGAAGGTATTAAATCATTTCCTGGATAATGCAGGATATTGGACCGAGACAGAGAGCTTGACAGAAGGACTTACCGAGGACGAAATCCAGGAAGTAAGCACAGAGGTAGCGACGATGATTCAGAGCATTACAAAGAGATACAAGCTGGATGTTGTGCTTCCTGCAGAGCCGGTAGTCAAGGAAGAACCGGCGGCCGAAGAGAAGGTTGAGGAGCAGGTGGCCGAGGAACCTACAGAAGAGGTCAAGGAAGAAAAGCCGGCCGAAAAGCCGAAGAGACGTGGCAGAAAGCCGAAGAAAGAGGAGGTTGCGTAGGATGGCATACGAGAGAAAGACAATCGACACCTGGGAGTTGCAGCTGAATTACGGGTACGGCTGGGAGTACACATTGACAGAGTTCACAAGAGAAGAGGCAAGGGCGAGACTGAAAGAGTACAGAGAGAATCAGCCTCAGTACCCAGCAAGACTTGTTAAGAAGAGAGTAAGAAAGGAGGAGGTTGCATGAGTTCAACGGCAAAGCTGACGGCAGAGCAGATTGAGAACCTGGCAAAGGAAATCAGAGAGTTTCTGCTGGAGCATGGGTTATGGCAGGATGTAGACATCTATTTCAACGGAAAGCGGTTCACACAGCATGATCCGGTAACCGGAAAGTATTACTACAACGACAGAGAGCATCTGATCGAGGAAGAGAACCAGGACCCAAGAACGTATTTCGAGTACGTGAATCCGGACCACATTCTCAGCATGAGCTTTGAAGGTCCGGTATGCGAGATGTTGTATTACGGCATCCTTCCTTCGGTGAGAAGAGAATTTGACAAGATATTCGAGAGATACGGCTTGTACTATGAGTTCGGGCATCACTGGAATTTCAGTTGCTATTACATTTGAGGAAGGAGCAGACACAATGAATATCGGAGTGGAAGTATTAAAGGAAAGCGTAATCAGAGTGCAGTCACAGTTAAACGACTGGATGGATTGCGTGTTTGTTGTAAGCAAAGATGATGAAGAGAAGGCGAGAGAGGTATTGGAGAAAGCCTGGGACAGTTTTTGGGAAGATGGAGACGGCTGGTGCTACGGTAATTACCTAGAAGATAAGCTGGTAAATGCCGGTATTGCATTCGATGCGTACTACGCAGATGCGGAGGAATGAGGATATGGAAGAATACAAGGACATATCGAGAGGCTTGAAAATGCTTCTAGACAAGGCAGAAGAAATGGGGTGGAACTGGGAAACCTACATTGAGCCGGGCAGTAGAAGAACCTATGTTGAAATCGGGCAGTCGTCACCTGCAGGCGAAGATTTCTCTATGACGATTGATTTCGATGAAGAGAACCAGGCAGATAGTTTCAAGGACAGCTTGGAATCCTATTACGAAGATTTCGACATCGACGAGCATATTGAAATGTGGATAGAGGCCAAGAGAAGCGGAACGAGTGGAGTTCCTTCCACAAGGGAGCTTGTAAAGGATGCAGAAGCCATTGACGGTATGATATTGGAACTGTCGCAGGCCTTGCAGAAAGTAAACATCCCGGTACTGGTTGGCAGTTACACGCCGCCGGATGAAAATGGAGAAGGTGAGAAGATCGTCCGTGAGTTCTACGGACAGGGACATATCTTCAAAGACGAAGATGCGTTTTATCACAGACCGGATGATCCGTGTTACATCCCGGAATTATCCGATACAGTGTACACGAGAAACAGCATCCTGCAGGAGTGCAACCAGCAGGACGATTTGGCAGAGGAAGTTTTCGAGGCGTTGGACTGGCAGCACGTAAGTAGCCTGCTGGAAGATTGGCAGAGAAATGGGGAGCTGGACACCTGCAAGGAATGCGGGAAGATGTTTAACTGCTACGGAGTAACAAAGTGTCCGTACTGCGGGGCAGATTATGAAGGAGGCGATGAATAATGGGTTACACCTGGTTGGGAATGCGAAAGCTGACCGGGGAAGAAGTTCTGCAGAGACACGAGAAGGGCGAACTGGCCGGATGTTTCAGACTGTACGACGACAACAGCGAGGCTATGATCGACAGAGGCTATGACTTTGCAGGCGACATCCTGGCACACCACAAGAAAGGCGGTGAGTTCGGAGAAGAGATTGACACAATAGACCTGGAACTGGCAGACGGAAAGAAAATAACAGCACCGGCGGTCGTGGACGTATCGGCACTCGGATGTATGGACGAGCTGGAATATGAGTTGTGGCACGTGATCGAGGACTACATGGTTCAGTTCGGTATCAGAACGCAGGATGATGAACCGGACTGGGCGACAGTCAAGGCGGTGCAGGATTGTATCTTAAATCAGTTTATAGGCGCAGGAGTCAATTTTAAGTTATTTGATGATGAAACACAGGCTGAGATAAATAAAAGGTTCAGAGAGAAGGAGAATGAGGCAAATGGCAAATAAGAAAAACGAGAAGCTGGAAGTTGTGAAGGTAGCATTGGAAATTGTACTTACCCAGGAAGATATTGACGACATTATGTGCGGAGCATTGGAAGGAGGCATAAATTACTGGTGCGACGAGGCGAAGGTGATGGGCGGCTACCTCGGAGAGTACGGAAGTGAACAGATTGCAAGAGGCGGTAAGCTGAGACTGCATCTGCCGGAGCCGTTCGACAAAGACGATACGGAGTATTATGAGCTGGACTTAGAGAAGTTTAAGAAGGGAGTTGAACTGTGGGCGATAACACCGGTCGGCTGCAACTGCCTGGAACAGATCGACGGAAAGATCCGATTCGATACCTGCAATGCGGACGCAATCGTGTGTGATGCGATTATCCAGTATGCGCTATTCGGTGATGTGATTTTCGGTTAGGAGGCGAGATTATGGCAGCACTTGCGGTATTAGCATTCCTGGTATTTGTAGGACTGGGAAACAGAAAGTAGGTTAGAGCAATGAGCAAAGGGATTGTAACAGATTATCCGGAGATTTGCTTTATCTGCGGCAGACCATCAGAGGCCGAGCATCATTTGGTGTTCGGCACTGCTGGCAGAGAACTGAGCGAAAAGGATGGATTGAAAGTGCCGGTGTGCAATGATTGTCACAACATGGGAGACATCCTCTGCAGAATACACGGAAACCCGATGGCAGAGAGGATGTCAAAGATAATCGGACAGCTGGCCTGGGAAAAAGAATACGCCCTGCAGAAGGCAGATGAATTTGCAAGGATTATTGATGAAGGCAGGGAGGAAGGCGAAGTAAAACAGATTATCCATAAGGGAGGCAGAGAAGCCTTCCGGAAAAGATATGGATGTTCGTATTTGTAGGAAGGAGGCAGACAGATGTTAGGCGGAGGACCATACGAAGCGACCACCTGCCCGGAATGCGGCAGTACGATATGGAACGGCAGATGCGAAAATCCGGATTGCAAGTATCACTGGCATCCGGAAGGAGAGGAGGACGAGGAAGAATGACATTAAGAGAAAACGCAGCGATACTGGAAACATACCTGCATAATATCCGGAACATCGAAGAGATGCCACCTGGCCCGGCAGAGTTGGATGCGCTGGATGCAGTGGTGGAGGCTATGAAAGCTGCAGTTGAAAATGTGGAGTACGGAGCATTTGCCTGGGACAAGCAGAGAGGCGTGTTTGTTCCAATAGGCAGACCGGTACTAGCGAAACAGCTGTGTTTGAACAGGTACCAGGAGAGAGTAAGAAACGGAGAGATACCGAGCTGGATTGAGCCGGAGAAGTTTAAGATTTTGAAGAGAACGGTCGTTGAGATAGCAAGCGACTGGAATTAAGTTTAGGAGGATGAGATTATGCCAAATCATGTAAAGAACGTAGTGAAAATGGAAGGAATTACAAACCTGCCATTATTTGTAGAGGAAGATGGAAAGAAATGCTTTGATTTTAATAAAATTATTCTTATGCCGGAGAGCTTGAATATCGAAAGCGGCTCTATGACAGATGAATGCGCAATGTACTATTTGACAGAAAAATGTACAATTCCAGTAGGATGTCTCGATGCAGAAAAGATGAAAACGGCAAAAGGAATAATTGGCAACCTGTTTTCAAAGCAGGAAGATTGGCTCAGAGAAATCTTTAACAGGGCTATGACGAGAGCCTACAAGGAGACTGAGGCAAAAAAGACAGAGATGTATGAAAAAGGCAAGACATACATTGAAAATTATGAAAAATACGGTTGTACCACATGGTACGACTGGTGTACAAAATACTGGGGTACGAAGTGGAACGCATATAGCAACGAACAGAGGGATGAAGATACGATAGAATTTGAGACAGCCTGGAGTAACCCGGAGCCGGTAATGTTAAAACTGTCAGAAATGTACCCGGAAGCCACAATAGAACATTGGTGGGCGGATGAAGATATGGGAAGCAACGATGGCTACAGAGTTTACAGAGGCGGGGAAATCGTTGAGGGAGACTATTGCGATACGTGCAGCAACGAAGCCTATGAAACATACATGGAGTGCTGGGGCGAGAGCGAATGCTTATACAAGGATGATGAAGGACTGTGGCAGAGAAGAAGTTGCGAAGAATGCCACGGATGCGATTAGGAGGTAAGAAATGAAGAATACATTAGGAGACTTGAATAACCACCTGTTCGCTCAGCTGGAAAAGCTGGGAGACGATGATCTGACAGGAGAAGAGCTGGAAAGTGAGTTAAAGAGAACTGATGCTATATGCGACATTAGTGAGCAGATCATCAAAAACGGAGAACTGCAGTACAAGGCGATGAAGCACATGGACGAGTATGGGTACGAAAGACAGAAAGCAGTTCCGGAAATGCTCGAAGTTCATGCGGGGGGGGGCGAACCATAAATGAGAGGCTGGCCCGAAGAAGTGATTGCCTGGCTGCGTGAGAATGTTCCAGGCAGAACCACAAAACAGGTTACAGAGCTGATAAATCAACAGGGGTTCGATAAGAAGTACGGAATGGTATTTTCCGATGCGGCGATAAAAGGCGCGAAGAACCGGTATGGCATAAAGAGCGGCACTACCGGCGGGGTTCCAAAAGGGTACTCACTAAAATATCCGGAAGGAATGGAAAGTTACATTCGGAGCATTGCGACAGGGAGAAAGACGAAGGAGATTGCAGAACTGGTGTCAGCACATTTTGGAATAGAGTTCAGCGAGAAGCAGTGCAAGGCATACAAGAAGAACCACGACATCATCAGTGGCGTTGACTGCAGGTTTGAAAAAGGACACGTTCCAGCCAACAAGGGAAAACCAATGAGCCAAGAGCAATATGAGAAGTGCAAGGCGACGATGTTTAAGAAAGGCGATGTCCCGGCAAACCACATGGAAGTAGGCGAGTATACACATACGACAGACGGCTATCTTATCCGGAAGGTTAAAGAAACCGGTCCACAATGGGAGAGGTTTGAGTTTGTTCATAGGACAGTATGGGAAGAACACAACGGACCAGTTCCCGAAGGCAAGATGGTATCGTTCCTGGACGGCAACAAGGACAACTGTAACATAGAGAACCTGGTACTGATAGACAATGAAGAAAACCTGGAAATGAACAGAAGTCGGTTAAGGTTCGCTGATCCGGAAAGAACAAAGACCGGCGTGCTGGTTGCAAAGGCAAGAGTAACAGTCAGACAGAAGAAAAGGAGAAAATAGATGGAGATTAAAGCGGCGAATGCAGAGGAGACGATCCGCTGCATCCTGGACGAAGAGAAAATGACCCAGCAGGATTTAGCGGACAGAATGGGGATTACGAGACAGAACATCAGCCAGTCTCTCAACCGAAACGCTAAGAGCATGAGATACGATAGCTTCTCAAAGATGGTAACAGCTCTAGGTTACGAGATTGTTGTAAAAAAACTTTAATAAAATACGCAAATTAGAAGTAAACCTATTGACAAATACGCAGTTGCGAAGTATAATATATACATAATCAAACAACAAATAAAACACACGGAGGTAGTGGTTATGTATAACAGAGAAGATTATAGAGAAGCACTGGAAGAAAGAGAGAAATGCGACCTGTATTCAGATGAATGGAGATTTTGCCAGGCAAAAGTTCAGAGCATTGCAACAGCTATGGTAGCTGCAGGAAATAACTGGATGGTGGGTGAAATCATCGACGAGCTTTACAGTCTGAGTGACTGCGGTTGCGAACTCACCGACGAGGCAGTTCGATTTGACCTTTGGATTCTTGAAAGCAACGGCCTCGAAGAGAAGGCTGAGGAAATGAAAAAAATGTTCTAGGTAAATTTTTTTACCTGCACAGCTCGCAAATGAGTGTTTCACGTGAAACACAGTTCGCAAATTTGAAAGGAGCGTATTTGTATGAAGGAAGTATTGAAGAAGTTAAGAACTTTAGAGGCTGAAATGGAAGAAGCCGAGAACCAGTCAGAGTATTGGATGGAAGAAGAACACCTGGATATGGAAAAGTCAAACAGCTACGAGGCTGAGGCAGACAGATTGTACCAGGAAGTGTATAAGATGCACAACCAGGTGGCAGATTTCATCGTAAGCCTCACTTCCGGTCAGATTGACAAAGTGACAGCAATGTTGATGATGCGTCAGAGAAGATCAGACGTAGAGAGAATTTTAGAGATGGCGTAGGAGGACAACAGATATGATGAAATCAGAGTTTATCGAGAGAACAGGGTTTGAGCCGACTGAGGCAGAATACAGAGAAATTGAAGCAGAGTACATGGGATGCGACATCGACAAAGACGAGTTCTGCAAGACATGGAAAAAGCAAGGTGGCATTCAGAGACTGATGAGACTCCGTGCGAGAAGAATCGAGGAACTCGAGGCAGAGCTTGCAAAAGAGAAGAATGACTACGACAGAATGGATGCTCAGTATTGCACCAAGATTAATGAACTTAAAAAGCAGATTTCAGATGATGGACTGGCTCTTAATAGCATGAATGCTCAGATGGGATTGATGAGAAATAAGGCTGCGGGAGAAATTGAGGAATTACTCAAGAGAGCGACCGAGGCAGAAAGAAAACTGGCAATCCTCAAAGAGGCATTCGATATCATCACAGGAAAGGAGACGAAGTAATATGGCATTATTAGAGGTTAGGACAGAGTGGGCGGTGTATAAAGATTGCTTCCTGCAGGTGGCAAGATACCAGGCAGATAACAGCAGAGCAATCGAGATATGGAACAACGAGGACGGACCTATCGCAAGAATCACGGTATGCATTGCAGGAAGCGGACTTGCAGAGGACGAGACAGTGATCGACACGAATAATTGCCCTTGGGCGATGGAGTTTATCAAGCAGCACGGTTTCGGGCAGGCCACCGGCAGAATGGTAAAAAGCGGTTACTGCACATATCCGGTAGTAAAGCTGGATATTGAGAAAATCGGTGAGTATTTGGAGGTGGCGTAATGGAAAGAGTGTATTTCAGTATCAATGAGGCCGGAGCAAAGACGGCAAACGATATGATGTCATTCAGCGAGTATAAGACTGGGAGCAAGACTGCTGGTTACAAGGCACAGGTCGATAAAGCATACGAGCTGGCAGAGAAGGTAATCGAGGCAAGACCAACCGAAGAGGAAAGAGTGTCGAAGCTCTGCGAGAGATATTCGAGACGACTGGCTCAGAACATCAACAAGGATATTCAGATCGGCATGATGTGCCCGTCGGTAATGATTTCCGGAGCAGGAAACTTCCCGGTCAAAAAGAAGGAAAAGCAGGTAGCTGCATGGGATAAGAACCATGAGGACTATAAAGAGGTTGAGGCAATCCTTGGAAAGATTGAGGCAATTTTTTATGGCAAGGACGTTATCAAGTCTGACGATGAGAACGCAATCGAGAAGCTGCAGGATAAGGTTGACGGATTGAGAGAGGACCAGGAGAGAATGAAGCAGGCCAACAAAGCAATCCGTATGAAGGACAAAGAAAAAGGCGATGCAACGCTGCATGACATGGGATATACAGACGAACAGATCGCCCAGCTGAGAGAACCGGACTTCTGCGGAAGAATCGGTTTTCCGGACTATATGCTGGCGAACAACAACGCCAATATCCGAAGATTGGAAGGAAGAATCAAGAGCCTGCAGAAAACGAAGTCCCAGGGAACACAGGAGAGCGAGAATAAGTTTTTCAAGGTCAAGGAGAATGTGGAGGCTATGAGAATCCAGCTGTTCTTTGAAGGAAAGCCGGAACCGGAGGTAAGAGATATTCTGAAAAACAATGGGTTCAGATGGGCACCGTCGGTAGGTGCATGGCAGAGACAGCTCAACAATAATGGAAAATATGCGGTAGAGAGAGTTATCAGAGAGCTGGAAGAAATGGAGGCGGCAGAGTGAACATGAAGTTAGAACCGAGAAAGGCTACAGATCGAGGTGGCTGGTTGTGCATGCCACTGGTAATAAACGGACCGGAGGGAAAACCTGGTTGGAAAAAGGTACGTTGCCCGGAATGCGGGACACTCTGCTGGCAGAGACCGGAGGACGCAGGAGTTGTTAAGGCATCACACCTTGACGGTGCGGTATGTACTAAGTGCGCATTAAGAAAGGCGGGTGATGTAGTGTGACATTACGAGAGGCAAGCAAAGGAGTAGTTAAATCCGGAGGAGGAACCTATAACATTGGCTTCAACGGTGGAGACGAGACGCAGTTTGACGCTCAGAACCTCAAAGAATTGCAGGAGTGCTGGTCGGAGTTCTGTAAGGATGAAAAAATCAGTCCTGGATGCGTTGATTACGTGGAAAGGGTGAGTTAGTGGAAATTCTGACAAGAGCCATAGCAAATGAATACAGAGACAGAGCGTTGCTCCTGCCGTCTAACGGACTGCAGGACATTGGAGAAAGAAGAAAGTTGAGGGAAGAACTGCAGGCCAGGTGCAATCTAACAGAGCTGCAGGCGGTGAATATCATAAATGGCTTTCATATCCCGGACTATGTGAGAATCGCAGAAGTGAGAGCAGCAAAGGAGGCAGAAGAACATGAGAATTGAGAAAGAAGGATTTGTGTTACACCTGGAAGGAACATGGTGCGAAATCTCAAATAAGTACGCTGTTTTGGAAAGCGGAGATGTAGCAGTAAATGAAGAGGACATTCCTGCAGGGTTTGCAGAAAAGAAACTGGATCGCTATATCGAAACGCATAAGATCAGAGGATATGGAAAGGTTGACGGATGCGTAAAGAGAGTTGCGTGCGACGAAAGAACGAAGGAGTACATTCAGTTGCAGGCAGTAAAGCTGGACGATGATACATACATGGTGCAGGAGTTTGATAATGAGCTGGTATTTATGGGCGAGTTATGGAGCGGATGCAAATATCCGGATGAAGTGCTTGACTGGATGAAGAGCAACTATGAGATTGAGAGCTGTCTGACCGCAGAGGTGTATCGTAGCAGTTTAGGAGATTGCACGAATAACGGCATATCTTCTTACGCAAGAGAATTGTATATCCTGGACGCACAGAAAGGTCCTTTTGAGCCGGACGACATCAGACAGTGCGTGTATATCGAAAAGCGCGAGATTATGGGACAGGAGTATGTTGACTGCAAGCCTGCATACTGCAGGAAGCGCTGGTATATGGCGGGCGGCAATATTCTTTACACATCGGACAGCAGATTCAAACAGATTACCGGGATCAGCTACCCGATAGCGATTCACGACAGATACGAAGGGAGGTAGGAGATATGGTAATTGTCGGGTATTATGCACATGGCAATAAGCATTATGTGGCTTTCAAGGATGAAGCAGATACGAAAGGCAGATTTATGATTACGGACGGATTCCACGACAGACCGGTTACGGAAAGAAACCAGGGAAAGTATGAAGGGTACGTGAAAATCGACAAAGCAGAGTGCAATATCAAGAAGATTATCGGCCGTATTCGTGGTACAAGACCGTGGCATCCGCTTCTGAGATTACTGCAGAAGGAAGCGGGGTAATTTTTTACCCTGGAAACTCGCAAATGTGAGTTTTAGAAAAAAAGAATTTCGCAATAGTAGAACGCATGAGAATTAAATGGAGGTAGAGAAGATGAATGAAATCAGATTAAAGGCTTACGGATTTAGCATGGAGGCAGTAGGCAGTAAAAAGTTTATCGCACAGGAACGAGAGGCATTCTTGGATTTTACAGAAGAAAAGGTATCAAAAGCAGCAATGAAGTTATCCGGGAATGACGCTCGGGCAGAGGTTCATTCACAGGAAGTAAGAAACAGGGAAAACGCCGAACATGGCGAAGATTTGGTAACAATGACACATAAGACAACGCAGCCTATTTCGTTAGAATGGATACAGGAGGTTGTAAGACTTGGGCGTGCCAGGGATTATTTTTCAGAGGGCGACACGATCGATATTGAATTTGACGGAGAAGTTATCCAGCATGACATCATCGGAATTGATGCAGAGAAACTTGTAGACAAGAGCCTTGAACACAGTATCACAATTCAGATGCACGACCTTGTGATGGAGGAAAGACCGTTCGATACAACAGGCGATTATGGCAGTAATGTGTGGGAGACATCAGAATTGAGAAAGTACCTGCAGAGTGAAGAATTTCGTGAGAGATACAAAAAGCTCATTCCTTACCTAACAAAGGTAGTGAAAGAGAATAACAGCGGAGATGATACAGAAGATCTGTTTTTCTTACTGTCGGCGGACGAAGTAGACCCAAAGAAAACGCCGTATAAGTATTACGAAGATGTTACTAACCGGCAGAAGAAAAATGCAGACGGAGAAACAGATTATCACCGCTTGCGCTCGGCTTATCGTGGCAATTCGTACTATACGTGGTGCGTGAACTCTGGCGGCTACGTCGGCAACTACGGCCACGCCATCGACGCCCGTCGCTGCGCCCCGGCTTGTACCATTGCATAATCATATAATTCCGGCACCCGCGGATGCCGGGAAGAAAAAGGAGAGAAAAGAACATGGCAGAAATACAGAATATCAGCATTGAACTTGTAAAGGTCCACCCAAACAATGTGAGAAAAACGTATAACGATATTGAGGAACTTGCGGAGAGCATCAAAGCGAAGGGAATACTTCAAAATTTAACTGTTGTGCCCGACCCACAGGAACCTGGAAAGTATTTGACCGTAATCGGAAACAGAAGATTGACAGCAGCACGCATGGCGGGACTTGAAACTGTTCCCTGCATTGTTTCGGATATGGACGAAAAAGAGCAGACATCTGTAATGCTTTTGGAGAATATACAGAGAAGCGATCTGACCGTATATGAACAGGCACAGGGATTTCAGATGATGCTTGACCTGGGAGAAACAGAGGACACAATCGCTGAAAAGACCGGCTTTAGCAAGAAAACAGTCAGACATCGTTTGAATATCGCAAAGCTGGATTCCAAGACGCTGATGGAGAAAGAGAGACAGGATGGATACCAGCTGTCGCTTACGGATTTGTACGAACTGGAAAAGATCAAGGACGTAAAGATAAGGGACAAGATTTTGAAGGATTCCACAGATTCGAGAGATTTGGCAAGAAGAGCAATCAATGCTCAGAAGGAGCAGAAACGCCAGGAAAACATGAAGTTGTACGTGGCAATGATGAAGAAACTGGGATTAAAGAAAGCTCCGAAGGAAGCGGACAGTGAGTTTTACACAGATAAGTGGGAACGCATGAAGGACTACAGCCTCGACAAGGAGCCGCCTAAGACGATGAAGTTCGAGGATAATGGTGAGCCGATGTTTTACCTGGAAAGATATGGGACATTGTACGTGATCCGCAAGAAAAAGAAGGAAAAGAAGGCACTTACACCGGCACAGGAAGCGGAAAGACAGAATAAGCGCAACAAGAAGCAGATTAAGGCAATTCTTAAAGAAGCAGCCAACACGAGAAAGGCGTTCATCGAAGGTATTTTATCCGGCAGAATTAAGAAGGTTACGAACGAAGAAAAGGTTGTTGCAGAACTTTTCGAGCAGATGATGAGTTGGGAGACATTCACAGGTCATAACACATTGAAGGAGTTTTTCTTGGGAGACAAGTGCTACAACGCTCAGAAAGAAGATGTAGAAGCCGCAGAGAAGAAAATGGAAGGACTCAGCGTACTTCACAAACTGCTTTGTATGATATCGGCAATGGTTGCGGATGCAGACCTGGTAGATTGGAATTACACATACAGCACCGGGAAAGGTGAGAAGACAAAAGCATTTTATAAGGTCCTGGAATTATACGGTTTCCAGTACCCAAACGATGAAGAGAAGGGCGTGGTTGAAGGAACCAGTGATTTATATGTAAAGAAAGAAGGTGCAAAGTAGTATGAAGAGAGGACAGATTTACTATGTCAGAAGCAATTACAGAGAAGAAGGAAGTGAGCAGCGGGGGGGGCGCCCAGCAGTTATAGTATCAAACGATAAGAATAATGCAAAAAGCAACACGGTCGAAGTGGTATATATGACGACTAAACCAAAGACTGACCTTCCGACCCATGTATATATTGAGTCAGCACTTAGACCGTCAACGCTCCTGTGTGAGCAGATTTCCACAGTTTCGGAGGAAAGAATAGGAGAATGGATTGGAGAACTGACAGACGATGAAGTGAAGGAGTTGGATGTCGCATTGGCAATTTCACTTGGAATGAAGTGCAGGCCGGGGCAGGCGGACGCAGATACATTGGAGCGTTTGAACAATCTGCAGATGGAACTGGAAAGAACCAAGGCAGAACTGAAAGAAGCGAAGAGCGGACCGGACTATAAGATGATGTACGATCAGCTGATAGAGAAGATGTTGAGCAGGAGGTAGAGAATGCAGAACAGACCCGAAGTAACGGCAATGCTGTCGCTGTCAATCCAGCGACACATCTGCCCAAACAGTGATCCGAGAATTTACTGGGCCAGGGAAGTGACATTTGATTATGCCACCACAAATGCGGTGCGTGTGGATTTTATGAAGTTTAAGCCGGTAAACAATACGGTGTCCGGTATCGAGAAGGGAGATTTCTACTGCTACGAGGTTAAGTCCTCGGTAGAGGATTTTCACTCGAAGAACGGTCACAACTTCCTGGGAGACTACAATTACTATGTGATGCCGAAGGAAGTGTACGAGCAGATCAAGAAAGAAATTCCATACCAGGTAGGCGTGTATGTTCCGGATGGAATGAACTACCGGGGCGAGTGGTACGACCTCAAAGCAATCAAGAAGGCAAAGAGGAAGGACAGAAGTAGGCCGGTATCAGAAATGCTGCTGATGATGTTCCGGTCTGCAGCAAGAGACAGAAAGAAGGAATAAACATGGGAGACATTAGAAATAAAAACGAGCTGAGAAGAAGAATCGATTTGTTTCTGCACGACTTCACATCGGAAGAATATAAAATCAACGAGGAATTTTGCAAAGAGACAATGAGAATGATGGCAGAGTTCATCGGTCATGTAGATAATCGACTGGATTCGGCCAATGCGAAGATAGCCGCAGGCAAGAAGAGGGAAAATGAACTGGCAGAATACATTATCAAGGAAAGCCACTTTTGCCCTATTCCGGTGGAAATGCAATGCAAGTACGGGTTCAGAGAAGATGGGTGCAAAAAGTGCCTGCTGAAACATACTGACTTGCTGAGTAAACCGAGGGAGGACTAAACGATGGTGCTAAACAGCAAGTGCAACACCTGTAAAGAGCCGACGAAATTCGTTGTCGGATTCTACGATGGGCCGAGAAGCAAAGGATGCGTGTATGACTGTAAGAATAAAGAGTGCGGAGTGTATCAGATCCGGCGGTTTTCAGAATCTAAGGAAGTCCAGGACAGAATCAAGATACAGAATTTGAACAGTCGGAATGGAATGTACGCAGGATATATAGCTGCACTTAGAAGAGATGCCAAAATATCAATGATGAAGATGTCGAGGATAGCAGGGTGTAGTCCTGCAGACTACAGTTCATACGAACACGAGAGAAAAGAGTTCAATCCGGATGTTTACCGGAGGTGCATGGACTATCTAAAGAGGAAGGAGAGCAAATGAGATACAACCCAGTATATAAGTGCAGAATGTGCGGAGAAAAGTACACTGATAAGAGTACAAGCGGCGATGGAAAATGTATCATACCGGTTCTCGCAGGAATTGAGATAACAGGAAGCAGCGATGTAAAGTACGGACATATAGTTTCAATATACTCGCATCACAAGCACAAAGACGGTTCGTATGGGATCGCGGATCTGCAGGGGTTTAAGGAGGAAGATAAATGCTGATATTGCCGATCAAGAAGAAGTGGTTTGATATGATCGTTTCCGGAGAAAAGAAAGAGGAGTACAGAGAAATCAAACCGTACTATGACAGCAGATTTATGAACGCTTTCGGTTTTATCCTGGTTGGAGGTCAGATGGTATATGGAGATGCAGCACCGGGAGAAATCCGGAAGCCATGGCCGGTACCGATAGTATTTAGAAATGGTTATTCCAAAGAATCTCCGGAAATCATCTGCAAATGCACATTACATTTTGGAAAAGGTAAGCCGGAATGGGGAGCTGAACCAGGAAAGTTATACTACGTGTTAAAAATACAGGAAGTAGAGAGGAGGTGCGCAGTGTGAGTTCATTAAACACAGGGAAGAGGACGTGCAGACAATACGGCTGTATATGTGCAACGTGTCTGATGAGGAATACCGGAAGATATTATTGCACGACAAACTGTAATGATTGCAATCCGGATTTGCCTGCTAACAGGAGAGAGGATAAATGCGAGGAATACACAAGGAAACCCGATAATTACCCATGCCGGTGTTTACACAAAGATCACTATTGCATAGAGTGCATATTTTCTAAAATAAAAGGTAGATATGACATAACGAAAGCACAGGGCATGTGCAAACTGGGTGACTGGTTTCACAAAAATTGGATAACAACAGACGAAGCAAACGAGATGATAATGAGTTTACCCAAAGAAGAAAGAGAAAAATACATATTTGCAGAATGATATAGGAGGTAGCTATGAATAAAGTAATTTTGATGGGTCGCCTCACACGTGATCCGGAAGTTAGATACACTCAGGGAGAGCAGGCTATGGCAGTAGCGAGATACACCCTGGCAGTTGACAGAAGAGGAAAAAACCAGGAAAACTCAGCAGACTTCATCCAGTGCGTTGCATTCGGCAAGGCGGGAGAGTTCGCTGAGAGATACCTGCATAAAGGGACGAAAACCATAATGCCGCAGAAATTCGATTTAAAAATACAATAGGAGGATTTAATGCGAGAAATTGATATTATCAAAGAAGATATTCGGTGCTGTGATGATTTTGATGTGTATCCAAACGATTCCATCAACATCACATATGAACTGTGGTTTGATGTGGACAAATATTTCGGAACACATACTCGTGAATCATCTAGTTGGATCAATTTCTATACTTTCTATCATAAGGACGGAAGGATCACAGCAATGTACGAAATAGACTACGATGACCACATGGAATCTTTTGATTGGGAATTGACAGCGGAAGAGGAATTCTTTTTCCGCAACATGATGAACAGATATTGTAACAAATTATATGGTTGCTCTGTACCGGCGTTATGGAGCGAGCGTGAAACAACATAAGTATTACCATGGATAAGGGACCAATTTGGTCCCTTATTTTATTTTCTGCAATATTCCATATTCTATCTCTATCAGAACCATTATTCAAGAAAGGAGTGTAACAATACCACGTTCTGAAAAACCATATGTCACTACTGGAAAATATTCATTTTAAAAGGAGACGGATATGAAAACATTATATTTTGAGGCTGCTGGCTGTTATATTCTGCACAACGATGTTGAGAGCGGAAGAATCAGAACTGCCTTTACAAACAGAGACGGAAAAAAGGTGTACATTGAATTGATATGTGGCTGCAAAAGTTTAGCAATAAAAAAAGAGGATAAATCTGGAAAAGATATGCGGGAAAAATGGATTATAAAATCCGAATATGGATATATGTTTTGTGATTCCTGCCATTATATCACAGATGATCCCAAAATCAATGATTGTATGGAATCCCGTCTGCCGTGTGAGCGGAATTTGTATATTGAAAAGGTGAAATATACCAAAGAAAATATTCTGAACTTTGTAAATACCTATTGCAATGCTGATTTTGAAGAGGTTGTCGTGTTACATAATCTTGCCGGATATCGTGTATTCTCTGACTGTCAGAAAAAAGGCACTTCTGCAGCATATCGTTATGGGGATGAATTCCCGTATGATGCCGAATTGACCCTGAAACGCAGAAAAAAAGTAGAAGAGATGAAGAAAGAGTTTTGCGAATTGTTTCACCAGCAACGCGATAATACCAGCTACTGGGTTGATGATCTCGGACAGTTAAATGTCAAAATCAACACCTATCAGACAGCATTGGATGCGGCAAACTGGACCAAGGGCAGACATTTCATTGTGGAGGTATAAAAAAATGAAAAAACGTAAAATAACCTATTGCTATTTGATGGAACGTAAATCTGACGGAAAGAAGTTTGTTACTTTTGGAAATTTCAGGGAAGCATGGAATAAACCTGCCAGCCTGTACGATTTTGTAACGAAAATGTATCCCTATCCACAAGAAACACCGTTCGGTTTGTGCGCACACATCTCAAACGGTTTACGTTGTGATCGGGAGCTTTTCAAAGTAATTCAGCAGGCCGCTCTTTGATCAAACAGATTGGAAAGGATTAAAATCATGATGACGAAAGAAGAATTTAGCCGAACAAACTGGAAAATGTCATATGAGCAATACCAAAAATGCTATTGCCCGGAATGCAGTAAAAAAGGTTGCCAGCACAGAAATGCTTACAGAAGAGTTCCATCGATTGATGGCGGCCTCACTCTCTGCCCTAAGCTGAGATCTGACAAATAATAAGATTTTCGAAAGAAATGAGGTAAATATGGGAATTAAATATCATCAGTATGGATGCGGCAATGATTATGGGGATGATCATTACCTTACAGATAATTGGAGTCCAGATTATGACTATGGATCACAATACGTTGAAGTTTACTTCAATATCAATACTCCGTCATATATGCATGACAAAGATCCTTCCGCCTTTGGATTTGCATCGGATGAAGCGCGAGATGAGTGGTATGCTGCAGCAAGCAAAGTGATCGCATCCTTTGACATTCTGGAGGACAGCGGGTATAATGTTGAAAACAGCGCTGAAAAACGTGCTTACTTATATCCCCATCCACAGCAAATTAGTGGAGTCATTCTTAAAAATGATGTCAGGAAAGTAGCAGAAGCGATTGAACGTATGTCACCGTCTTCCATTCGCTGGGTGGATTTGTATGATACCGTATATGTGATTTCTGACGAAGCATATGAGAAGTATCTTATATTTAAGGATGAATCCCTTAAAAAAGATCTGTTTGAGGTTTGCCAAACTCCGAGAATCACACGATTCTATGATGCAATCGAAATCAGCAGATCGCTTGCGATGAAGTATCGTTTGAAAAGACTGGGAATAAATGATGGCAGAAATTACGGATCTGGTCAAACAATAGACCATATCATGCGATTAATGCAGAAGATGTCTGAAGATGGGCTGCTCGTTATGGCTTCTCCTACTGGTGAAGAAATGTACGTCCGCAGCCTGAATAAAACAGAGCTTAAAAAGTGGATTCGTTCCCATATGATGCTGATCGAACAATACCGCTTTTTGTGGAGCAACCGGAAAGGATAACATATGAAAGATTGTGAAATTGCAAATATTCTGTATAATTTGAGTACAGATATGGACGCTGATGACTATGCTGACATCTATGATATAGAGGTTCAAGAGATTGAAAAAAGTATCTATAAGCTGAAAGAAAGCCATGATATTCTGTATCCTGTCTTAGTTTCGATCGCAGAAACGCATAAGGATATGTTCGATTTTTGTAAAGACCAAAATTAATCAAACACATATTATTTGATAAACCGCGCCGAATATTGGCGCGGTTTTCTTTATCCCAACGATTTAAAGATTACAAAACAGAAATATTATTTTAGCTCTCTTTGCTAATTCTATACACATCAGGACAATCTATAAGAAAGGAGAAGAAAAATACACGTTCTGAAATACATTATGTCAAAGAAAGGATATTAAAAGTAGCATGAATTTCACATCGACATCCGAAATCAAAGCACGGGTATATGAGCTGTATCCTACTGAAGATCAGGAACTTAACTCCAATTTTTTTGATTTTCATGTAAGAAATTTAAGATCTACATTGCTTAAAACATATGCGGAAATTCAAAAAGCAATCAATGGAGATGCCGTGGTACTCTTGAAAAACAGCATAGAAACCAGGCATGGTTCAGAGATTCAGGTAAATGGAATTCTGAGTTCATGGAAAGAAATTGGGGAAATTTACGCTGAAAATCGTAATGGACTTTATGACGGAAATTATAAGGAATTTCTGGAAGAATACAATGGTAAGGAAAATCTTACGGGATTATATCGGCTAATGGACCCAGTGTACACAGATTCTAAGTCCATTACTGGTGTTAAGCTGGATTTTATTTGGTAATACAGGATCATTGACCTGGAGGAAATTTTATGGCAAAAGTAATTAATATTAAATGGGAAACTGATGGATATGAAATCGATCTGCCAAACGAAGTCACTATTCCGGATTGCTTCATGGATTCGGATGCAGGTCCGGATGTAGATGCTATATCAGATTGGCTTTCTGATATGAGCGGCCGGCTTCATGACGGATTTGAGATTGTCGAATAAGGAAAATGGAGGAAACACAATATGGGAGCGTTTTCATGGCTGCGAGCCGAACGAACGACACAACGAAAAAATATTGCCGTTGGTGATATTTATAAAATTTTGATTCCTCAAGAATTTGGCGGCGGATTCATAAGGGATGAATATTGCGGTTCAGGAATCGTGTTTGGAGATGACTGGGATCATATGGCCGATTTATATGGAATTTTGGCCTAGCTGAAGACTATTATGTTTTTTCTGAGATCAGACCGATTTCAGTTGACGAATATTTAGCTTCTACAAAAACCTCTGTTGGATTAGCTATCAATCCTGACAAAACCATAAGCGATTTAAAAACTGAACTTTTAGAATGTGGCCTTTCACCGGAAGAACTTGATTGGCTTGAGCCTTAATTACAAATTTTCGGCAGCCATTCAAGTAACTCAAAATTTTCAGCAGAAGAGGACAATTATATGATCAAAAAATATTTGGAGTTATGCACAAGCCATCTTACGGAAGAAACTGTGAATAGTTTAAATACAGTCCAGCCTCCGTATAGTTATCAATACCCCTATGGCGTTTTTATTATCGTTCCGGATAGAAGCAGCGAAGAGGAGTTCGCGGATTTTTTCCAAGCCCTCCCAAATGATCTGCAAATTGTGCTGAAGTACGCGTACGAACATGATATCGAGTTGATCCTTTTGGATTCCGATGCGTGTGAAACAAGTGAGCTTCCTACATATGAGTGGTAATAGCAGACGCTGTGCGTAATCAAGCAAAATCAATTTATAAATTCTCGTGCTGGCAACAGCACGAGAAAATCAGATATTGGAGAAATAGCGGATGAAACGAATACAAGAATATCAGATGCTGCTTAATGCATCAAAAATTCCATACTTAGAAAAGAAAAAATCGTATTTATGTGAAAGCAATTGTAATTCGCCGGAAAACGTCGCAGAAATCATGGAGAAATGTTTTCAAATGAGCAATTTGCCAGAAGAACATGTATATGCTATTGCTCTAAACACGAGAAGTAGTATTATTGGTGTTTTTGAGATTAGCAGAGGTACTGTTGCTGCAAGCTTGCTTTCAGCCAGAGAAATTTTGATTCGAATGCTTATCGTTGGAGCAACCCATTTTCTTATTTGCCACAATCATCCAAGCGGACACTTGCAACCATCAAAATATGATGTCGATAGTACGAAGAATATCGTAAACGCCGGAAGGACAATAGGGATTCCGTTAGTGGACCATCTTATTATTGGCGATGGACGATATGTGAGCCTGCTGGAAGAGTATGGAAAGGAACTATTTGGATAAAAATTTTCAAAAGGAGCGATATAATTATGTGGACCATAATGTGGACTGAAAATTCCCAGGACAGGTGGGATAGACTTGAGACAAAAGAAGAAGTAATGCAGCTATTGGACAGCTTAGATAAGAATTCGGGTGTATCTAAAGGCGATGTATGGATTTTTCCACCGCAAGCAGATGACCTCGCGCTTACAGGTAATGATTTTTAAACACTGAAAGGAAGGAATTTTTATGTTTGAAGTAATATACGATAGGATAAAACATGGAACGATTTCCGTGTTTCCAATGATACGTGGAGAGATCTCGGAAAGCGTATATATTGATAAGCTCCAAGAGACATTTCCTAGTCTAAGTGACAGTGATTGCTCAGAAATCCTTCAGCAGGATGCGTGTAAAATCGAAGAAATCATTTTTGTGTATTGGGATGTATACGGAAAGCCGGATGCCAAGAGCGGAATGCTAATTCTTAAAGCAGCACCACTCCCTGAAGATATCCTGACGTTAGGTATCGATGGAGTGAACCAAATCTGGCGTGATGCGAAGTTAAGAGCAGTTGGAAAGGCGAGGGCGAAGATCCTGATAGAAAATAGTATTGGAAATCGTAATATGAATGATTTAGAGCAAGGAAAATATGATGGATATAGAGATATATTTGATTTATTAGATGAGGTGAAACAAATGAAATTTAAGAAAGGTGATAAAGTATTTCACAAAAATTTAAAATTGTTTGGAATATTTGTAGATTATGCATGGGAAAACCCAAATGAGGAGGCAGATGTTGATTTTGAAATGGAAGATGGTTATATTGAACAGCGACATGTTTCAATAAATCAATTACAGAAGTATCCAAGTAACGAAGAGATTGGAAGGTATAACAGTGGACGAATTAAGAATTAAAATTGAGCAGCTTATTGAGGATTTAGAAAATGAAACGGTAAATCGCAATATGAATGATATGGAAGAAGGTAGATATAAAACTTTGTGTGAGGTATTGGATTTAATTGACGATTGAATATCTTTAATAAGCATATTGCTTCGGAAAAATATGAGGAGGCAACGAAATGAAAATACCATTACCCTGCAAATTTGGTGAGTTATCTGATTGCGACGGAAAATTGTTACCTCTTTGTGGCGTTCATTGGTTTGACTGGATGTCCGGAAGACAATATACATATTTTTTTGAAACAGGGGATCAATGGCATCCCTACACTTTTTATGAAACCCGTCAGGAACAGCAGCCTTTTTCTATGGAAATACCAGATGATCTTCTTTCTAACGATTTTAACGTGTATACAGATAAGGGGCCTTATATGGTCCCTTATTTTGTTTGGGGGAATATTTTCTTATACTAACAATATCAGATCAAATAATCAGGAAGGGAGGAGCAAAAAAGGATCTGAAATTCATTTTGTCTTTCAAAAAAATTATAAAAGGAGCCAGAATATATGGAAACGTCCAATTATACAACTTATGACAAACCCTATCCTACAATCGGAGACTTAATTAAGGGCAAAGATTATGATTGTATTTCGTATAGGATTGCCTATCCCGGATGCGATGAGGAACATGGTACTTTTGCCGGCTATTTTTCAGCTAAAAACGGGGAAATCATTCCTTTGGATGGGGATATTTACGAACTTAATGAAGAAGTAATTGAGTCTGAAGAATGGACTATGCCGGAAGAAGAAATTCAAAACGGACTAACTATTGTGGTGATTGGAGGATTAATTAGAAAATGACCTATAAAGAAGCAAGCCGAGATGTTGTCATTTCTGGTGGACATGTTTACGATATTGGATTTTACGATGGAGACGAACGACAGTTCGTTGCGTTTGGTTCTCGGGATCTTGAACAATTATGGAATGATTTCTGTGAAAAAAATAATCTTGAAAGGGATTGCATTGACTATATCGAACTGGTATAAAAACAGAAGAATGAAATGGAGGATATAATGTATACCTATCAGTTTAATTACAGCAGTAGCGTTGATGGATTTGGTACTATTCAGTTTTGCAGCTACACAAAAAAAGAAGCCACAGATTTGTTTGAATCGTGGCAGGCAGAAAACGGATACAATATTCCTGAATATACCGTACAGACCGTGTATAACAGGGCTGATGCGGAAGAATATGGGGCGGAATACTTCGTAAAACAACGTAATTATCCAGAATAATGAAATAAGGGGTTGCAACATCGGCAAATATTTGCTCTGTTACAGCCCCTTATTTCCACGTTTTTCTCGGTTCAAGTGAAGATACTTGGAGTCTTCTAGTGAACTCTAATAACTTCATTTTTATTATAGGATATTTTCTCTTAGACTACAAGTGTGAAATAAGGATTTTAGAAATTTTTAGAAACATTTCATAAATGTGATGTTATCATTTAGAAAAACATTAGATTTATGTTATACAAATAGAATATATTATAAAATCGTTATTATATATAAAAGTTTTACGCCAAACCAACAAAAACCATCCCTTAAAAATAGATAATGTCAATATTGCAAACCCTAAAGTATAATGACCTTTTTTCTGTAGTTTCTCAAAAACCTTTCTTATTTATTGGAACGATTATAGAAAATATTGATTTAACCGGAAATGCAGAACAAAATAAATTAAAAGATACCTTGGTTCAAAGTAAAGTGGCCGAATATTTAGAGCATTTTTCTGAAAAAGAACATACCAAAGTAGGAAACGATGGAGCAACACTTTCTGGTGGAGAAAAGCAAAAGATAGCTATTGCACGAGCATTATTAAAGAATGCTCCTATTGTAATTCTGGATGAAGCAACAACTGGTTTTGACACTGAATCACGTACATACTTGCATGAGATGATAACAAGCCAGATGAAAGAAAAAACCGTATTATTAATCACTCATCATTATGAAGAACTGGATGGATTCGATAAAATTTATCGTTTGGAAAATGGATATTTGTTTCCCGTTAAATAATCATATAAATAAACTAAAAAAGCCAAAAAGAATGTCTTCAATACAGTTTGTAGGATATTCTTTTTTTGTGTGTTTTTTTCCTACGTGAATCTGTTTCTCACTATTTTTCTTAATACTATCTATATAGCCTTCTATAAAATAGGCTAAATTTCCGGGAAAGGAGCAGAAGTTGGTGAATTTATCCGGTGTTGGTGAAAAAACAGAACGAAAATTAAAAAAGATAGGAATTTTAAAAGCAGAAGATTTTTTACAATATTATCCGAACCATTATGAATACTTTCCTTATCTTACCTATATTAAGGATCTTGCCCATTTGGAAGAAGGTACCGTTGTGAGCATTTGGGTACAGCTAAAGGTCAATGTGATGCGTTCCGGCAAAGTTACCCGTATCTGGGGGGAAGATTCCAGCGGAGACATCAATATCTCTTGGTTTCATCCGCCTTATACCGTTCGTCAGTTAAAAAGAGGGAGTAAGGCTGTATTACGCGGTCCAATTTCTTTTTTTCGTGATAAACCCTGTATGTTCCAGCCTTCTTTATATTCACCGGAAGAATATAAGGAATTATTAGGAAAAATGCTTCCTGTATATCCGTCTACAGCTGGTATTTCGCAGAGATTACTTCGAAGCTGCGTCCGGGAAGCCCTTGAAATGGAGATTCCAGAGACATTGCCTGAAACAGTGCTTCAAAAATACAACTTATATTCCAGAGCAGATGCTTTAAGAGAAATCCATTTTCCACAAAGTGAATCTACGCAAAAGCAAGCTGTATACCGTTTGAAATTTGAAGAATTTTATCAGTTCAAGAAAGAGCTGGCGGAAAACTATGCTGCAGAAGAGCCAAACGCATGTCCGATGAAAAAATCAAGCTTGCTTAATAACGTTGTCATAAAGGGACTGCCCTACACATTGACGAATGCGCAGCAACAGGCATGGAAAAAGCTGGAGACAGAGCTGTGCGGAAAATATCGGGCAAACCAGCTGATTCAGGGAGATGTTGGCGCTGGTAAGACCATTGTTGGCTTTTTAGCTATGTTATTAGCGGTTGATAACGGCTATCAGGCTGTTTTAATGGCTCCAACAGAGGTTTTGGCAGAACAGCACTATGAAGATATGATGGGTTTCCTGAAAAATTATAATCTGCCTTATGCATGTGTCTTAGTTACAGGAACAACGAAACAGAAAAAAGCGATCTATCGAAGAATTGCGGATGGCACAGCTAACCTGATTATCGGAACCCATGCTGTAATTTCAGAATCGGTCGCATATCAAAAGCTGGGAATTGTTATTATTGATGAACAGCACCGATTTGGTGTTTCACAGCGGACATCTTTACAGAACAAGGGTAAGAGGCCTCACGTTGTTACAATGAGTGCAACTCCAATTCCCCGTTCTCTTGGACTTATTTTATACGGAGATATGGATATTTCTATCATTAACGAGCGACCTGCTAATCGACTGCCTTTAAAAAATTGTGTAATCTCGCGGAGTGAGCGTTCCAAGGCATGGCGGATGATTTACCGCCAGATCCAGCAAGGAAGGCAGGCATATATTATATGTCCAATGGTAGAGCAGAACCCATTGTTTCCGGTTGCTGATGTCCAGAGCTATGCCGAATTTCTTCGGAAGGAATATCCTCCAGATGTTCAGATCGGCATCTTACACGGAAAGCTTTCTGCAAAGGAAAAAGCTTCTATTATGGAAAAATTCCAGAAGAATGAAATCCAGTTGTTGATAGCAACTACTGTTGTTGAGGTAGGCGTTAATGTTCCAAACGCTTCCGTGATCATGATTGAAGATGCGGATCGTTTTGGTATGGCACAGCTCCATCAGCTTCGCGGTCGGGTAGGGCGGGGAAAATGGCAAAGCTATTGCATTTTTGTGAATGGAAACAATGATCCTTGCGAACGCCTTGACATCATGGAAAGCACAAATGATGGTTTTGTTATTGCGGAAAAAGACATGGAACTGCGAGGAGTTGGGCTGCTTCTGGGAGAACGTCAGTCCGGAAAAACAAGTTTTGTCTTGGCGGATGTATATCATGATACGGAAATTCTGCGTTTGGCTGCAGAAGCAGTAGAAGAGAGTAATAAAAAGAGCAACAGGAGGTCCAAATGAAATCTATTCTTCAGTACCCGGGAAGTAAATGGAGGATTGCAAAGCAGATTGTTTCTCTTTTCCCGCCACACCATACATATTTGGAACCTTATTTCGGAAGTGGCGCAGTTTTGTTTAATAAAAGCCGATCCGACATAGAAACTATTAACGATCTGGATGAAAATGTGGTAAATTTTTTTCAATGGTTAAAAAATGATCCAGAAAAGCTTGCCCATGAGCTATGGTATATTCCTTATTCACACTCTGTTTATAACAATGCAGTACAAAATAAGGCTCAAAATTCTTTGGAGCAGGCTGTGAATTATTGTGTTATGCTTAATATGGGTCATGGATTCCGCATAGGCGGCCCCGCATCCGGCTGGAAGTCTGATATACATGGACGCGAAAGGGCCTATGCAGCCAAGAATTGGGCATCATTGCCGTCCAGGCTTGAAGAGGCGGCAGCTCGTTTGCGCGGCGTACAAATTGAATGCATGCCGGCACTGGAGCTGATTCCAAAATACAGATATAAAGATGTCCTTCTTTATCTGGACCCGCCTTATGTTCTTTCCTCTCGTGCTGGCGGGCTGCAATATGCCAAAGAAATGTCAGATGCAGATCATGAGAAGTTGTTGGAAGTTATATTAGATCATCCGGGACCTGTAGTTCTTTCCGGGTATGATTCGGATTTATACCGCAATATGCTAAAAGATTGGCATCGTATCGAGTTGGAAGGCAGAACACAGTGTCATGCACGGCGAACAGAGGTCATATAGACAAACTATATTCCGCCGCAAGCAGAACAGTTGACGTTTGAGTTAGACTGAAAAGATATGAAGGTTCCTGACGTTTGGCAAAACACTCAATAACACGGACATATTTTTACATTGACTTTTTCCTTTGCAACGAATATCATAATAATAACTCCTCTAACACGTTTAGAAGGAGAATCCGGTTTTCGCATTGCGATTACCGGTTTTTTATGCTTTCTTCATGTTTCGACCACATATTGGACACAACTATTATGTATAGTTATAGTTGTCCACAAGAAAAACAAACATTTTCTTTTTCATACCTTCCGGAGAGATTCCCTTATCTCTCCGGCTCCTTTTTTGTCTAAAAATTCTTGTACGTCAAAATCCATTCAATAAAATCTTTACAATACTTCAAGTAGAAGCTAAAATAAAAAACATTGAATGGAGAATATATATATGAAATTTTTTAAAACCCACAGCGATCATGAATTAAAAAGAATTAAAAAGACCGTAAAGCAGATTCTGGAGCTGCAGCCAGAATACGCACAGTTGTCGGATGAACAGTTAAAATCTAAAACAGAAGAATTTAAACAACGTCTGAAAGAAGAATCTCTGAATGATCTTCTGCCTGAAGCCTACGCAGCTATCCGGGAAGCGGATAAGCGGGTTCTGGGGATGGAACCATTTCCTGTTCAGATCATGGGCGGAATTATTATGTCCCAAGGACGAGTAGCCGAAATGTGTACTGGCGAAGGTAAGACACTTGTATGCACTCTTCCTGCTTATTTGAACGCATTAACCGGAAAAGGTGTGCATGTCGTGACGGTCAATGATTATCTGGCAAAACGAGATTCCGATCAGATGGGACAGGTGTATGAATGGATGGGACTGTCCTGTGGCTGTATTACGCAGGATATGGAAGCTCCTGATCGAAAGGTTCAGTATGCCAAAGATATTACCTATATCACAAATAATGAGCTGGGCTTTGACTATTTACGGGATAATATGGCTGTACGCAAATCTCAGATGGTTCAGCGCGGACTGCATTTTTGTATTATTGATGAGGTGGATTCGGTTCTGATTGATGAGGCACGTACTCCGCTGATCATTTCCGGTACAAAATTCTGCTCCAAAGGCAAATATCTTGCATTTGATCGTTTTGCAAAGATGCTTGAGCGTGGCGAGACAACGGAATTAAATAAAATTGATTATATTTCCGGAGAAATGGGAACAGATTCCGGAGATTATATAGCAGATGAGAAAGATAACAATTTGTTCCTGACAGAAGCCGGAGTTGCCAAAATTGAAGAAATGTTCCATATTGGGAATCTTTCGGACCCAGAAAATCTCAGCATCCAGCACGGAATGGTGAATGCGCTGCGTGCCAACGCATTAATGCATAAAGACAAAGATTACGTAGTTCGTGATGATGAAGTCTTATTGGTTGATACTTTTACTGGACGTATTATGCCCGGTCGCCGCTTTTCAGACGGTCTGCATCAGGCGTTGGAAGCCAAGGAAGGGGTATCCATCCGACCGGAAAATAAGACATTGGCGACAATCAGTTTCCAGAACTTTTTCAATAAATATGAAAGAAAATGCGGAATGACAGGAACCGGACAGACAGAAGAGCAGGAATTCCGTGATATTTATGGAATGGATGTTATCCATATTCCTACCAACCGCCCAATCATCCGAAAAGATCTTAATGATTCTGTATACAAAACCAAGGCGGAAAAATATGCTGCTATCGTAAAAAGAGTACGAAAAATCCACAAAAAAGGCCAGCCGATCTTAGTTGGAACCGAAACAATTGAAGTTTCCGAGATTTTGTCTGAGATGCTCCTGAAAAAAGGCATTGCTCATAATGTGCTGAATGCGAAAAATCCAGAAATGGAAGCTGCAATCGTGGCAAAAGCGGGACAATTTAGGGCAGTAACGATTGCTACCAATATGGCTGGCCGCGGTACTGACATAAAGCTGGACAGCAGATCCAAAGAAGCCGGCGGCCTGTATGTGATTGGCACAGAACGCTCTGAGAGCCGAAGAGTAGATAATCAGCTAAGAGGCCGTTCTGGACGACAGGGAGATCCGGGTGTTTCAAAATTTTTTATTTCTCTGGAAGATGACCTGCTGCGTTTATTTGGTTCCGAAAAATATATTTCCATCTTTGAGAACCTTGGAATTAAGGATGGCATGCCGATCGAACACCGTATGCTGTCCCGTTCCGTCGAAAAAGCGCAGAAAAAGGTAGAGGAGAACCATTTTGCTTCTCGAAAAAGTCTTCTTGAGTACGATCAGGTCAACAATGATCAACGGGAGATTATATACAGAGAACGCCTGAAAGTCTTAAATGGCGAGGATATCCATTCCGATATTTTGTATATGATCGATTCCATTATTGATCGAAAAGTAATCGAATCCTATGAAGGAAATGAAATCTCGGCAAAATTGCTCAATGACAACTTATTACCAATCATTCCGCTGCCGACGATCGGCGATGCTGATACCAAGGAAGATGATTTTGTTAAAAGTCTGCATACGAGTGCCAAAGTATTATATCAGAAAAAAGAAGCTTTGATGGAGCAGGCATACCCGAATGAGCATATGATGAGGGAAATCGAACGAACGCTGTTGCTCAAAACGGTTGATAAATACTGGCAGCAGCAGATCGATGATATGGATCAGCTCCGGCAAGGTATTCATATGGTTAGTTATGGGCAGAAAGATCCCAAATTAGAGTATCGTTTACAGGGATTTTCCATGTTTAATGCCATGAATGATAACATTCAGGAGGATACCGTTCAGCTTTTATACCAGGTTGCGCCTGTCATCCATGATAATTGATATACCCAAAGAGGTCCGAAAGGATCTCTTTTTTTTGCCCAATTTTATTTTTTTTTTACAATACTATATATGAGAAAAAAATATCCAAAGCTGGGAGGCAACCTATGAAGAGAATCGTGTTAGCAATTACCCTATATATTTCTTGTATGGTGGTAGACTATCTTGTCCATTATCTGAACAACAGAAAAAAGTCATCAAGCCCAACAACCACTCAAAACTCTGAAAGCTATGTTGTAAGTTGTCCGGCATCTGTTAAATATGTATATATGACCATATTCGCTTTGGAAATCATACTGTTTGGTGTGTTCCTTTTTTTAAAGTAACTTCAAATTCCAATACCACAGCAGGACATTTTCGATTTGCGCTTATTTTTGCCGGGATCGGATTGTTTGTTGTAATCTGGACCTCCAGTTGGAAATTGGAGGTAAACAAGACTGAATTAAAAATTCATAAATTATTTCATAGAACCCAATCGGTATCTGTTTTTGATATAAAGAATGTAAGAATAGGGGAAAAGCAGGAAGTTACCTTATATGACATGGATGACAAGAAAGTCCTTACCGTTGATGCATTATCTGATAACTATAATCGTTTTTTAAAAACCCTGGAATTTTATGGTAAGTATCCGGCTGCATGTAAATAGTGAACAAGGAGGTACATCATTTTGAGTCAATTTCGAAACTTCTAAAATAGATATTTATCAGGAATTTGGGAAATTATGGAACTTTTTATCAAAGCTGTTTGAAACATTTTTTCATGATTTTTCAACATGTGTTATCAAAATTATAGATTACATATATCCCCGATGGAACGCCTTTATATGGAATAGAACAGGAGAAGCTTGGCCTAAAGATTTATTTTCATTCTTTGTCGGCTGTGCTTTTTGCCTTGGTCTGATATTGCTCCTGCATTTTCTTCACTCAAAACATAAGGCACGGCATAAATTCGATAAAGCGTCTCAAAAGCCTAAGATTACATTCAAAATTCCGTTCTTGCCAATAAGTTCGATTATGACCGTGAAGAAATTCGAACGGCGGCGGGTTCACTGCACAGACTTTTCGGGTGTATATGTTTTGCATAATTGCAAAAGCAAGAAAAACTATGTAGGACAGAGCCAGCGGGTGATGAAACGGGTAAATGATCATTTAACCGGACATGGCTGCCGAGATGTATATAGAGATTATAAGAATGGAGATAAATTCTACATTCATACGATTCCATTTAAAGGGAGTGGGTATCGTTCCCTGAATGCTCTCGAGCGCGATAATATAGCCAAATATTCTGGATATACACGCGGTTACAACAAAACTAAAGGAAATATTGGATAGCAGAGGCAGGAGAATATTCTTTTGCTTCTGCTCTTTGTGTGTCCGCCGCACACATGTTCTGATTTTCTGCTTTTTCTGATCCGATTGTTTTCCTGCCCATTCACAATACTTATCATATCAGGCAAATTCATACGAAAGGAGAACTAAATAAGGAAATGTCTGAAAAACAATATGTCAATGGAGGTATTTTTTATGGCTAGGAAAAAAGAATTTAAAGATGTTCGGCAGTTATTGACCGAAAATCTCGAAAAAGCTTATGAACGCTGGGATTTGCTGTATAAGAATGGCGGCAGTGATCCCTTCTGGTGTGACGGAACTAACCTGAACTTGGTACGAAACCATATTTTGTACTATAGGGAACAGTGTGAGGAAGTTTTAGAGCCAAAAGACTATCCGGAAGCGTATCATAAAGAGCTTCCGCCAGTGGTCCCAGATGATTACATGGCAAAAAAAGGTGAAATTATGCAAGATGCCCAGAATCTTTACCTTACCCTTACAGATGCTGCTGAGAACGAGAACGATCCCGATGTAAAAAGCGCACTTGAAAAGGAACTCTGTGCTTTAAAAGTTTCTTTTAACTCGGGATCAAGAGAACTGGTTGCATTGCGTAATATTCTGCGCAGAAATGAGTATTTCCCAATTCTAAAACAGCATCCTGTTAAAGATAGAGAAGACCATACCGTTACAGGTCGCTGCTCCAGCCGTGAAAAGGCGGTCATAACAGCACCGAATGAGACGCAGAAACCTTTTTTTGAAAGCAAGGAAACACTTCCCGTGGGACAACTTTCTATTTTTGATTATATGTAAGGAGATTTTTTAAAATGGATTATCAAAAGAACACAGAACACATTGGCAGCAGTGATATCGGCATCTTAATTCTTTCCGGTTTTGAACGTGGAAAAGGATTTCAGTTAAAAAAACTTTTCTTCGGGGGAGATGGAGCCTATTCGGCTTATATTGTCGATGGACAAACACAAATTCCAGATCACTATGAACTCATCTGTGAATTCAACACATGGATGCGCATCTATGATGATGATCATTTTGTTCGAAAATTCTCTGCGGATGCAATTCGGGTATATCGTTCCGGGGATCGTGGATGCATTATTCAGCTGATTTAATTAAAGAAAGGAATGTAATGTGAGAGGATATTTGATTGATGTTATTGAAGGAAAAACGCACTCTGTAGATGTATTTGATCTGGAGGATTATCAAAAATTCATTCACTGCCAGACGATAGATATTGTATCTCGTACTATCGGTGACCGAGAGTATGAGATCATTTGCGATGATGAGGGTCTTTCCAAGCGTCCTGCACTGGTATCTGCTGTAAATAATGATGGCCAGCCAATGCTGGTGGGAAATCTCATTGTCATGGGAAATTCAGGCGGAGATGAAGATATGCATGAAATCTCATTTGATGAAATTCAGCATCTGAAAAAGCATTTTATGCATGTTGTTACAAAAGGATCAGGTCCAATACACCATTATACGTTGCTTTGTGATGTAGAATTTATTTGAGGATATGAAATGACAATACTTCAGCGCGAACATTCTCCTGATGGAATACTTATTCACTTAGAGGATTGGTCCTGCGAATATAAGGCAGCAAAAAATGCAACGATCGCTTTATATCCCGTTGCACAAAATAATATTTGCAATAATGGCCGAACATATCCCAAAAAGGGAAAGTTGTTCCGCGTCAGCTTTGACTTTGAGAGCGCAGCAGAAGCGCAAAGTGCATTTTTCAGTATTATATCCGGGAAGAAAAATATTTTGGACTATCTCAATAAGTATTCATCGGAAACAATACGCAAAGAAGATTTCTTGAAAGCATTGAAAAAAGAGATAAAACCGGGGGCATAAGCTCCCGGTTTTTGTTTTTGGAAGAATTTTCTATTCTATCTGTATCAGAACAAATTATCAAAGAAAGGAGTAACTAAACATACGTTCTGAAAAACATTTTATCGAAAGGAAAATTATATGAAAATCTACAGAAATGGAAAAGAAATTGTCTTAACAGACGAAGAAATCATGGAGGCTCATGCTGAACACATCAAGAGTTTCATGAGAAACGAATTAATCACAGTCTATGGATTACCAGAGGAAGAAGCAGAAGACTACGCTGAACTGGCGTATTCGCATTATACAAGTGGAAATGGCTATACCGAATACGATTGCATTGAATGGGCGGTTACCATTTATGATTTACCGAATTTAGAGCTTGAAGATTCCTATCTGCTCCTCTGGCCCAAAGGGACAAAAAAGTTCTTTTCGAGCTTAGATGATGCGGTTTTTGCGGCAGCCACCAAAGTGAGTTTCCCTTTCCCCGCTTATGAGCAGATTTGGATTCTTGCTTCTAATGACAAAGGAAAAGTGGTTCCTGTTAAAAAGTACAGATCTTCAGATTTGTTACTGGAAGATTTATGGAAATCTTTAACGGATGTCCCATTTGATCCAGATTCTGAAGACCGTCTTGTACTTGCTGGACCATGGTTTAACTTTCCTGCTGGAACTGATCAAGAAGAAATCTGGGCATGGTTTGATGAAAGATACAGCGGCGGAGTGGCAAAGCTCATGTTTCCGTCACTTTTCAGCTCTTCCCAAGAGGAACCTTCCGAAACAGATTCTTTATTGGATACTGTTGAGAAAAAAGTTTTTTCAATGCATTCGACGAATCCGGATGTATTTACCGATCCTGATACCATCTTGGCAGATTTATTCAGTAAGGTAGATATGCAGCTCACCGGAACATCTGAGGAACTTTTCAATATTTATCGGCGTTCCGGCGATAAACAGATCGTAAAAGATCTGTTTCTATTCTTTACAGATATTTCTTTTGATGAATATCTGCAGAAATGCATTGAGGAAACGGCATCTCTGGCTGTAGCAGATCTTAAATCTTAAAAACGATTTCAAAGGAGAATAAGAGAATGAACGTAATTGACTTTCATGTTACCAAAATCTTATCCGAAAAATACGGAAAGGTATATGAACTGTATGGAATGACGCTGGAAAAAGCGCAGTCTCATCCTAAAAGCTCATGGAGAGAATATCTGCTTAGTGACGGCGTACTGCAGGAGTACGAGTTTTGGGATTACGGCGGAACTCGTACAGAAAAGCGTGTCAGCACACTTGCAGATGCTTATTATCCCGGCTATGTTGGTCAGCACTAAAAGACTTTATAGTTTAATGGAGAAAGGATATCTATGAGCAAAAGGACGAATATTCCAGACAATAAGAGCATCCTGCAGCGAATTGAAGCGGAGCTGGCTCAATCCAGCGGAACAGAGTATCTGCTTACGGATGGCTGTGTTATTTCTGCTGATGTAGAAGCAGTTCGAAAATGGTTCCATGAATACAAATTAGTTTTTGAATCCTCAGAAGAATGACATAGACAAAATGTGATCAAAGCATGCCGAAAGGCAAGATGTCCGGCAGGTGGAGTGAATCTCTATGTCCTGCCGGATGTAAAATAAAACAGATAGGAGAAAATTATATGTTAATTTATGGCGTAAAAATTTCAGACATCAAAAAATATAATGAACAGAAGGCTGAAAGATTCTTCGAAATTCTTCAGAAAACGAATGCAAGCAATATTGCCGAAAAGTATTTTCTTGATAAAACAAAAAATGACGGTACCTTCGGCAATTTTCTTTCCAATTTTGATGATGGCTGCGGGAACTATGGAGCAGCCGCTTGCCTGAAAGAAATTATTGAAAATATTGAAGGCATTAATATCTCATGCGATACCGTAGATGGCGTGCAATACCTTGGATTATCCGTAGATACTCCATGGTATTACAATGAAAAGACAAGAAATATGGGTCAGAAAAAATACGAAGCGATCCTAATGAAATATATTTCTTGTGTCACGGACGAAAAATTAGAAATCAAATATTGGGCAGCAAACGACGATTGCGATTGGTGATTCTATAACCAATCGCGGACAGCATTTTTGAGGAGAAAATAATATGGTGAGAAAAATCAATAACAGATTATATAAAATCAATACATATGCTTCTGAAATGATTGTTGAAGTAGATGACAATTATGACGAAGAAGTACAAAAATTAAAGAAAGAGATTCAGCTTGATAGTCTCGGATGTAAATTAAATTTGCTTGTATATCTGGCAGAATTATCTGTACAGGGATATGCCATTTCAAGTGTAACAGAATTTAATTCAAACGGGACAAAACCTAGAGTTGCCTATGCTAATGACAAGAATTTCAAAAAGATCGTGAAATATTATTCCACAAAGGAAGCATAGGAAGCGGCGATTTTACTATTTTGACAAGAAAAGAGGATAATATTGTGGCAAAGAAATTAATTAAAGAAATTAGGCCATATGTAAAACTTTATAGAGATACTAATAATGGGATTGCTTGGATTGAAGATGGTTCCACTGGTCTTGGCATCAGTGTGCATCCCAACCTTGACAAAAGTGGTTCTGTGACCGGAATGAAAAAACTGGGATACTGGGATAAGTCAGATAGAATTGTGCTGAGTCATGGATGGAAATATAACATTGATAGATTTGTTTGCGATAAGAAAAACGATCTGGAGATGATTGTTGCGGATGAATGCATGTGTCGGGCCTGCCTGAAGAGAAGAGGTGCATAATGGAAACATTCTTTTTTCATCAGGATATCATTATCATTACAGCAAATGCTACCGGCGAAAAGTATTTAATCAAAGCAAAATCTATTCAGGATATTTTAGATGATTGGAATGGGGACTGTGAATTCGTTCCGTCAAACGATGCGTGTGTATTTTATACTGAGTGGAATGGGCGACCAATTAACCCTGCCGGGTATACTGATTTCGGTACACTAATCGAATATCTGAAAGGTTTGCAGAAACGAGGAAGCGGCGTTTAAAAAGAGAAGCCTATTATTAATTTCTGGAGGAATCTAGCATGAAAGAACTAATCAAATGATACATTAGCATCTATTGTATTTGAATCTGGCTATCCTTGGCAGCTTAATGATATTGAAAGAAATATATCAGAAAAAGCATTAAAAGATATCTGTAAAAAATACATGGATGAAATTGGTTTAATTGATGAACCTGATTATTTAGAACTTGAGTATTTTGGATAACCATGAAATGAGGTTTACTGTGAAGAATGGAGGATATATGATGAAACGTGATTTAGTAGATGAATTGTATAAAATAGCGTATAAACGATATAGAGAAAAATATCCAAATAAAGATTTCGCATCTATTCCAAATTTTTTAGATTCACTTTGGTTCAGTATTGAAGGTGAACTTAATAGAAATGGATACGATGCTGCAAGAAAATATGCAGAAGAAGCAGAGTTAATTGTATTAAGGTGAATGAAATGAGGATTTGCTGTGAAGAATGGAGAAAATAGAATGAGAAAAGAAAATGGAGTATCTGTGACAAAAATATTAACAGATGTTCGGAGTAATCAAAAAAATGGGACATTGCATGGGTATAATTACTTTGAAGATGAAAGTGGAAAATGGATATATAATATTGATTTTCACATTGATGGTTGTTTTGCACCTATTCAATTGAAATTACCTAAACGAATTTCAATTACAAGGGCAGTAGAAAAGGCAAGAAAAATATTTAATAATACAAAATATTGTAGACAGCCAGATTGGAACAATTAAAGATAGCAATATTGATAATTGGAAGATAATGAAACGATGATTTCAGAAAATGGAGGAAAATCATGTTATACAATGTAAGTTTTATGCTCAACGGAGTTGATTGCGCAAATCTTGTTGATGCCGATGCTGATATGGAGACGGTAAAAGAATATTTTATTCATGAGCATCTGAATGGAGATAAAAATCGGTTTGTTGGAATTTCCGAAAATAACGAATCTTACAAACCAGGAAAACCTGTGCATAAAATGCCGAATAACTGGAAACGAAAATAAATTTAGAAATGTAGGTGATAGTATAAAAAGGAGCAGAAATCATGAGAGAATACAGAACTGAAAGTTATAAGAAAAAGCTCGCTGGCAATAAATTCTTTAGTTCAGATAGCGATCTAAAAAAATATGATGGTATGAGAGTTGAAAAGGTAATAAAGGAACTCACGGAAAAAGATTATGATAGGGAGCTGTTGGACGATACGGATAGAAATGAAGATGGTAAACGGAGATATGAAATAAATTGTATGTATGAAGTAAAACTTCAAAATGGCGAAATTATTAACGCATATGAAGATGAAATTAACCAAAATTATTGTGGCGATTATGAAGCATGATGAAGTCATAATTTCAGAAAGGAAAAACTATGCGAGAAAAAAATGTGCGAGAAATCAATCTTACAAAAGAAAATATTTGCTTCGCTAATAAGATTAGCGTTGAAGATAATGTGATTGCTGCCGAGTGTACCCTGTTGTTTGATGTTGATAAGTATTTTGGAACAACTATCAAAAAGGATAATACTTGGATTAGCTTTGATGTATGCTGGACTCCTAATGGATCAGTCCATGCTGAATACCGTCTGCGTTCCTTTGATGACTGCTGCAAACGTCTTGTTGATTGGCGTTTAACGGAGGAAGAGCAGGAAATCATCTTAGATAAAATGGAAGAATATTGTATGCAAGAAACCGGAAAGACTTTACAAGAATTATGGGACTCATACGAGGTCGAATAAAAAAAACCATGGCAATACAGAATGGTCGGGAATTCCCGGCCATTTTGTTTGTCCGCGCTTTTTACATTCTAAGAATATCAGATCAATTTAAAGAAAGGAGCATAATAATACATCGATCTGAAATTCAATTTGTCAAGGAGATGAAAAATCATGAAATACCGATGTTACGATTGGTATGGGACCGAAAAGGCAAATAACCTTTCCTCTTTAAAAGATGCCGTAAAAGAAGCATTGAGATTAGGTTGTGAAGTCTACGATGAAAACGGAGAAATCATATTTTCACAATGGGATGGATGGAACGGGGATTATCCTGATATTAAAAAGAAGGCTTTTCCTGTTGCAGATATGGAAATGGTTAAAAAAGCCCAAAATTTTCTTAAAAAAACCAGTACCTATGAAGATTGGTATTCTTTCAAGAATAACCAATTTCATAAATGGATAGGTAAGGCAGAATGGCTGCATAGTGATCGATGGAGCGCTGCTTATGACTGGGTGTATGATGGAAAATTTGCCGATGTGGATATTCCAGATGATATTATTAATTGCCTCGTTGAAGAATGGGAGAAGTCAATGGGATTGAAAGTTGGCATATAAAAAAATTTGGAAATGGAGTAACATATGGATTATCAAAAACTTTTTTTGCAAAGATGGAAAGAGCTGTAAAAATTTTTATGGTCCCGGGTAATATTATCGCTTGCTTTTATTACTTATGAAAAGTATTAAAAATAACATTGGGATAGGAGATCAGCTATGACAGAGAAAGGGATTGAAGTTGTGATGAATGCATTGGCAGGAACCCAAACAGTGGTAACGGCCGATTTTGCCAATGAAGTAGAACAGATCTTAAGAGAAAAAATACAAATTGAAAAGGAAAACGGAGGAAACTGCCATGAAAGCAGAAGTAAGAGCAAAATACATTACTAAATGGGATGACGGAAGGACGATTCTTGAGTCACCGTGCAAGGTAAATCTTATTACACACGAAATTTTGAATATTGGACGACGAAAAATCATCTGCAGCCCCTACCCAAATCGTGTTCTGGATGATTATGTAGAACACTTGGATGCTGAATATGTCCGTTTTGCAGACGGAACCTGCTGCAATGTTGTCGATTACCAGTCTACGTGGTCTTTCAAGGAACAATGTGGTATTGCACCGTTTTATAGGTCCTAAAAGGATATGGAAGGGTAAATGTTATGCTTAAAAATCTAAATTTGTTTCGTACAAAAAAGCAGTTAGAGAAACAGCGTTATAAAACGATACTCGTAGGAGAAAAAATCACAATGACATCGTATTCCCGCGAAGGATTCATATTTTTAAAGAGCCGTGAAAAAGCAAATAAATCCAATGGTTAATTCGATCGGTTAATACAATATTGGGAAATGTGTTAATCCAGAAGTGACAATTCAAAAAGAAAGGTGAGGAACGAAAATGAACATTCAAAGTATTTCGAAGGAAAACGCTAATGCAAACGTAACTTTAAGTGCATCAGAACTTGTTCTCATTTGCAATATGTTTCATGAGCAGCTTGCCAAAGAGAAAAGTAACCCCAAGTTTTTAGAATTATATGGTGATCTGATGTTGGCCAGAGATTTGTGTCAGTATGGACATGTTGACAACTTTTGTCTGGGCGGCATTGTAAAATGCCGTAACAGCATCGGAAATGGGGTAAATGGGGTATTGTCCGACGAAGATATTGATAAATTCAATAACTTTTTGGAAGATATGCCGACTGCATTAGATAACTCCGAATGGTTAAATGACTATGTGAGTGAAATCGAAAAAATTGCTGCTCAATTGACGATGAGCCAATCCGACGGTTACTCACATATTTTACGAATCTGCGATGCTATGAAAAGGGAGCTTACCGTATCTGCCGAAATGGAGGATGACTTATGATGCTACAAACCCTTAAAGGTTATAAAGTTGTATATAATATAAAGGGATACGACATAACAGCTGGCAATTCCCAGATTTTTCCAAAACGCCATATTGCCGAAATATATAAACGGAATTATGAATCACACCCATGGTTCCACGAAGAACTCATTATCCGGGAAGCAGACTATGAAGGTGTTCCATTGAGCGAGAGTATTATTATCAATGGGAGAGAACTCATTGACCGGGAACATTATTTTGGACTTGATGCGTGCGAAGTGGGATGCTATATTACAGAAGATCTTTTGGATGAGCTTCTTGGTATGCTGCCCCCTGCCTGCACGAGAAGTGATTGTTCTCAAATTGGAGAACCTGTCTCACATCGAATTGCAGAAAATGGTTTCGAAAAGCCCACCTATGCTACATTTAAGAAAGTCGAGGCTGGCATATGGGAGTATTGCGGGGATTGTTTTCGGGGTGAAAACGTATGTTCTGGCATAGAATTACCGTATTTGTAATATTGCGTTTCTTGCTTTCATATGCTATATTGTATATGGATAGATACTAAAAATGAAGTGCTATTTTCATAATAAGTAGCAAAAACCTCGGAGGTAGGCAAACTCCGGGGTTTTTATTTTACTCGAGGCGATATGATATAGACGGATATAACATAACATCTGATAATCACTAAAAAACACGGCAGCATAAATAATGCATCTGCCGTGTTTTTTTGTCTAAAAATATTTTTCGTACGTGAAAATTACAATTCTAATTTTCCCCAATTCTATGTATATCAGACATGCATGAATTAAAAGTCATGATCAAAATTCCGTAAAAAGGATGGCAAAAAGGAGCAGAGTAGAGAAATTGCTGGAGCGTGTAGAAATCGAATTGGAAAATAAAAATCCGGAAGAGAAACAGACACTATAAAACAGGAAAGGATCTTTCTTAAAAATGCGGTGGACATCAATAATGTGTCCACCGTGTTCTTTTGCACATTTTTCTCCTACGTGAAAATCATATTTCTAATTTTTTTCAATTCTCTATGTATCAGAACAATATATAGCCAAAGCGTTCTGAAATACACATTAAGAGGTAAAAAATATGGAAAAGACCAGAAAACAACTTGTGGCAACCGTAGCAGCAATGTTAGGAGATCAGTATAAAGTTTCGATCTCCATACGACATTTTGAGGAATCCCTCAAAGAGTTCGACTCAACGTATTTCATTGAAATCGTAAAAAAGGCAGCGGAAGACAGCTTAGTCCCTGTTATTGCGCTTGATCCCTTTGTAAAGGCGGTCAATCAGAATGAAATTTCCATGAATCGAGCTGCGTCTATAATCATCAATACATTTTTTGAAGCTGAGTCCGAGGCTGATAAAACAGACTTTTCGTCTTGCCTCTCGAAAAAGTATATATTAGATCATGTTTTTTATCAGATGTTTCCATCTGCAGCATGCGAACATTTACCGTTTGCGGCACCGTCAAAAACCTTTTTTGACCTTACTGTATTATACATGCTAGACCTTGATGTTACAGCGTTTGGGGGAGGTACGTGTGTCGTCTCCAGTGCAATGATGAGCGAATTGGGAATTACTGCAGCAGAACTTGATAGTGCAGTGCGAAGAAATATCTCTGATTGTGATTTTAAACTTCAAAAACCGAAACCAAAAACCATTCAACAAAATCCGATTTTGGCAAATTCTTATATAGTTTCCTGTGAAAAACACAGAAATGCTGTTTTGCTGTTCCCTGAGTATTTTCAGAAACTGGCAAATTATTTACAGGATGATCTTTACGTTTTACAGTTAAGCATTTATCATGTTTTGGTTGTCCCGGCAGCAACTTTCACGGCATGCTCCGTTGATGAGATCGCTCCTATTTTGTACTCTGCTCTTCGAAAATTTGCTCCAAAAGCAACGGTTCTTGGAACTTCTATTTATAAGTTCGATCGGACGGAAGGGAACTTTTCTACTATCATCAAATAGTTAAGAGTTAGATCATCCAATAAAATGCGGCGGGCATAATGTGTCAGCCGTGCTTTTGTCTATTTTTCAAAAAAATTTGCGCGTCTAACTTCATCACTGAAGCAACAAGAATGCGACGCGTAGTTTTCAAGGATTATTTTACAGGAGTCTCATATTGATACGGTGATGTACAGAAATGCGTTGCAGATACATGTTCCGAGGACAGGAACCGATGTGGATGTCATTTTATCCGCAGTGGAAGAGTATCTTATGATGTATCTTATGATGCTTGCAAAAGAATGAATTCGTATTGCTTTTGATCATGCACAAAAAGATGTGGGCGATCTCAGACAGCGCACAAAAAAAGGCATTGAAACGGCGAGATTAAATGGAAAAATCATAGGCCGTCCAAAAGGGCAACATAGCGTAAGCGAACGAGAAGTGCGAGCAAAAAGACAAATGATGAAGAGTGTCAGATCGGTTGGAGTGTCAATTTGAAACGATCTCGCGGGTACCATTCCCAGCACCGCTACGCGTTGGTCTGCCCATTTCCCAGGAGCGTAATTCATGAGTAACGTAGCAATATTTTGCGCTTACCTTACGTTTGACGTTTGCAAGCCATCGGCGCTATTTGCCAAAGTTTTAAAAACGAATGCAGAAAAGCAGCAAACCTTTTTAGGGTTTACTGCTTTTCCGTTTCCTGTAGACAATGTGATTTCAGTTTTTTGTTATCTAATTCATCGTATTAGATGTTGTAGAACAATAACCAAATAAAATAACTATTTCATTGTTGGTGGTAATAACTGCATTAGGGGGGATAGAAATAATTAAACTACTCGGTAGCTTCATCACCATTAAATTCACGGTTTGTTTTTCCATTTTGATTACAACTTACTGTAATTGTGGCTGATGAAGAAAGCTTATTTCCAAAAAGGCCTTCTTTATACAATTCAAATACTCCAACTGCTTTTGCAAAAGTGGGAGAAACCTGTTTCTCAGAAGCGCTATTTTTAACCTGCCAACCATCAGCAACATTCCAAACACTGTTTTTACAGTTTGTTACATTACAGATGGTTCCATCATATGTAAATTCGCCAACGGTCTTAAATTCACCCAATGTAGAATTATCAGACTTCAAATAAAAGCGTCCAGATTGCCATGCAGAAGCAGTTTGATACTTGGCAATTGTGACTGGTTCAGAATTATAAAACTCTATACCAACTTCTGAGTTATTGGTATTCAGCAGGATAGAATCGTTTTGTGTTGGTTTGATTGAAGTATGGTCTGCTGCAAAAGCAGTTGTAGGAGACATAGTTCCTAACAAAAATACGGACAAAGTTGCTGCGATAAGTTGTTTAAGTTTTGTATACATATTTATCTTTACCTCCACATTAAATTATAGTTGATTCATCATAATCTCCAGAAAAACTGATTTTTCCGCTTTTACTACATTTTGCTTTACAACTTGCGCTATTATTATATTTACCACTCTTTTTGAGCGTATAGTTTCCTATAATAGAGGCACTTCCGTCATCGCTTTCTTCATCGCTTAGATTATATGTTCCGCTCCATCCAGAAGCTGTTGGATTATGATAGCCACTTGAACCAGTTGCTGTTGCTGATGATCCAGTATATTCAAAAGTTCCATCTAAGCCATATACGGATACAATCTCTTTGCTTGAAGTTAGGCGAAACCAACCCTCCATAGAAAAACTTTTTGCGCGCGCACGAGTTAAATTGTTTACTTTAATTACTACTTCCGTGTAAACTTCTTCGCTTATGTCTAACTTAACTGGAATAGTTGTAATACCATTTTGTACAGTGATATCGGCTGGATCAGCTAATGCAAGCGCTTCTTCAAGGGAGATTTCAAATGATGTATTTTGTTGCCTGTCATTTGATTCTGCCGCAAACGTTGGTAAAGGAAATGAAAATAATAATGTAAAAGCAATCAATAATGGAAATAATTTTTTCATATCACATGCCCTCCATCAAATAAGATTTGTTTTAGAATCTGTTTCTCTTCTTGAAAAAGAAAAATGCACAACCAAATACTGACAAAGCTAATATCCCCCAAATAAACCGACCATAGGTTACTTGAGAATGATCAACATCTTTAACATCTGTTCCGCCAGCCATATCCGAATTTGCTTCTGGTAAATCATTAGCAATTTCTTTTACTTGTTCGTAATCATAAATTACAGAATTACTTCTTGCATAAGTGACTAAATTTTCATCATAATCTGTTGCGGTAACAGGAACAATTTCTTCTATTACACCATCACTATTAGGAATGAGGGCAACAACATCTTGGAATATTGGTAAACCGCCAACCAATATTGTATCTGCTGGAATTTCATCGATGATACTTGAAAGTTTTTTTTCATAATCATAGTTTGAATTTCCATTTTTGTATAATGCAAGGCTAGAAATGACCCATTTCCCCGCATTATCTAATACCTCTTGCTGTTCTTCCTCAGAAAGAATAGCTTTTGCATTCTCACTTAAGGGAAGCCCCTTTTGGAAATTAACTACCACGGTTCCATTAACTGTATCAATCGGTAACAGATAAATATAGTTTCCGTTTTCAAGTGCATTTTCAATTTCACCTACTACGTTAGTGGATAATTTAAAAACATTTGTATCGACATATATTTTGAAAGCACTGTCATAATTTATGTCCTCTGCTGTAATGGATATGTTTTTATCACTGTATACATCATTAACAGCGGTTACAATTTTGTCTGAAATGTTGCTTAATTCCGATTCGGCGTTGCCCGAAAAATCGGATGCAAATGCTGTTGCAGAAAACATGAACATCATAGAGAGCGTTAATAAGCAAGTGATTATTTTTTTCATATTCGTTACCTCCTAATCAATATTAAGCTTTCTATTGGTTATTTTCTTAAAACAGTTTTTTCATAGCAACGAGTTCCCAGTGTTCCAGTTGATCCATTTACCAGCCCAGTATACGAAAAATATTGTGCATCAACATTGGGCGAAGGGTCTAAAATATACAAATAATTTGTAGAACCCGTTTTATAACCACTAGCAACGACTACATGACTTAATGAACCATCCTGGCCTTGTAACCAGACAACAAATGGATCACCATCATCAATTTCAGTTTTACAAGAATTAAAAGAAAGTGCGGTGGATTTACTGGTAAAAGTTACACTATCTACAGATGCATATTTTATCGCATCGCAAATATTTGTAATAGTACCTTCTTGATTATCTGTATTACCCTTAATTTTTTTTACAATAGCATACTGGTCACGATTGCTTCCACTGTTATAATACTTGCCGATCATCTCTGAACAAGAAGCCCAGCACCACTTTGTCTTGTTTTGATCTATCTCAGAAACACCCAAAGTTTTTGATGCTGCAAATACTGGAACAGTTAAAGTCATAATCAGCATGGCAACAACAGGAATTTCTAATAAACGACGTTTCATAAATTATTCCCCCATTTCAATTTTATTTGCCTTATAATACCTACGCTTATAACTACGATACCATGATAATCACCCTCCATCATTTTTAAAATTATGTACACAATAATGTATATCTTAACAAAATTATATCACAATTAAATGTATATCGCAAATAGTTTCTGTAATATCAGGGATTTCGCTTTTAGTAACGCATATTTATAAGTAGCCCCTTTTCTGTATTCACTTTTCCTTTTTTCTCACAGACAGAACCATTATGCACAAAATTCCCCCTTTTCTGTTTGGAACCGTTTTACCTATTTCTTTTTCCTTTTATACAGCATATTCTATCCACCTTTTTCATACAAAATGTCCTTTACTTTTTCTATCAGCAGTTCATCACAGAACTTTCGGCTTACACTCTTTCGGCTGATTCCGCTTCCTTCAAACGTTTGGACTCGTCGATACAGATATAGTTCTCTCATGTTGAAACCTATGATCATCAGGTTAAATATAACTTCTGTCGCTGTGTGACAATAACAGTGCTTCGCGTGATAATACGTTTTTTACTAAGTGAATGTTTCTTGATGGATCTTGATTGATAGAAGCATGTTATTTTGCACGCAATTTCCAATATTATCTATATCAGATCAATTTAAGCAGAAAGGAGTATGTCAAATAACAGATCTGAAATACAATATGTCCATGGAGAAAAAAATGAAAAAATTGCATTCATCAAATAGAGGATTAACATTCTCTATAACACCAAACGAACAATATTATCCCGGCGGTCATTATATTTATGAAGTCCGCCCAACTTGCATTATCATTCGCCCTTCTAAGAGCGGCCTTAAAATTTCCAAAAAGAGATCTGGAGCCAATATAAATGCCTTATTTGATCTTAGGAGTAAAAAAGTACGCGATGCAGTTTCCAGATGCAGTCATATGGAAATGGAGGTTCTGCAGGACAAAATTATCGTACGCTGCATCCGCAGTATTAAGGACAAAATCGTTCCCATTGAACGTGTCCTTGCTGAATTCAGCGTATCCAAAGTAGTTTTAAAGGCTGCCGCTGGCATTGAAGGGCAAATCAGCATTGCGGAATATTTGGATTCCATCGGATTTTCTGACTGGAATACAACCGTTAATGAGGAAGTACGATCTGTATTTTCTGTTATGTCTTTATTTTCAGGAGCAGGCATGTTGGACTGGCCATTTCATCTGGACCCGGCCTTTGAAATCAACTACGCATGTGACTCTGATGCGGCTGCCTGTGAATCGTATCGACATAACATAGGAAATCATATTGTGTGCCGTGATGTCCGGGAAGTTTCGGGAAAGATCCCTCCACAGCACCTGATCATAGGCGGGCCTTCCTGTAAACCATTCTCTTCCAGTAATCGAAGGAGAAGAATGGAGAATCATGAAGATGTTGATCTTGTGGATGAATATATTCGCATCACACAGGAAAATTGTCCGGAAATTTTTGTAATTGAAAATGTTCCGCAATTTATCACCTGTGAAAGCGGAAAATTTCTTTCCAAAGTGCTGCAAAAATTGAGCCATCGGTATACAATCACATCCAACATTGTACGAGACTGCGATATTGGCGGATATACCACCCGAAAAAGGGCGATCATTATCGGATCTCGTATCGGTAAAATTCAGCTTCCACAGCTCAAATTATACCCATTCCATACGGTCCGTGAAGCATTATCCAAAGTCACATCCAAATGGTATAACTACTTTGATGTAACTACAAGCCGTCCGGAAACAGAGAAGAGAATGGCTCTCGTCCGGCCCGGACATAATTTCAAAGACATTCCTGAATTTCGTGATAATAAAACTATGCATTCAGATCGCTACTATCGACTGGATTATGATTCTGTATCTCCTACCATTGTCAATTGGAGAAAGCTCCCCATTATTCATCCAACAGAAAACCGAACATTAACTGTAGCAGAAGCTTCTGCCTTAATGGGATTTGATCAGCGTTTCGAATTTCATGGAACGATCGGGGAACGTCAGCAGCAGTGTGGAAACGGATGTACCTACGCAATAGGTAGTCTGATCAAAAAGGTCACCAAAGAAGCCCTGCTCCGGTATCATTGCGATCCGATCCTTAGTGTGTAGTACATATTTGAATGTTAAATAGAAGGAGGAAAATTTTATGTTATGGACAGTATTATTTCAAAAGCTGAAACGTCAGCCGCCGAAAGCATCCCAGATATATGCACTTCTGGACAATCCCAAGACACATCGAACAGAAAAAGTATATCTGAAATTAAAGTATGATTCTCATGGATATCCTTATTTCGTTCCAAGAGACGAAAATATTGAACGCGGATATCGGAAAACGAAATAAACAACCCAGGGGGTGCGAGCAGCATCCCCTTTTCTTATTGCAAATACCGCCCCCAAAAAGACCTGCATTTTTTGTTTTTTACATTCTTTCTAATTCTATCAGTATCAGATCAATAAACGAGGAAAGGAGTATACAAATTAGATCTGAAATACATTTTGTCAAAAAAGGAGAATTAACATGATCAACGGAGAATTAATCGTTGACAACTTTGCTGGCGGTGGCGGGGCAAGTACAGGCATTGAACTTGCTACTGGTTATAGCGTTGATATTGCTATAAATCACGATCCAGAGGCAATTCGAATGCACCAGACCAATCATCCAAACACAAAACACTATTGCGAAGATGTATGGATGGTAGATCCTGTTAAGGTTTGCAATGGACGTCCAGTAGGGCTTGCCTGGTTTTCACCAGATTGTAAACATTTCAGCAAAGCAAAAGGCGGAAAGCCCAAGGATAAGAACATCCGTGGCTTGGCCTGGGTAGCCTGCAGATGGGCGGGATTAGTACGTCCGCGAGTTATTATGCTGGAGAATGTAGAGGAATTCAAAGGATGGGGGCCTCTTAACAGGCAGCATCATCCAATCAAAGCCAAACGCGGCACAACATTTCAGAAATTTGTTCATCAGCTCAATGATTTAGGATATGAGGTTCAATATCGAGAGCTGATTGCTGCTGATTATGGCGCACCTACAACCCGAAAGAGATTTTTTCTGATTGCTCGATGCGACGGAAAGCCTATTGTATGGCCCTCACCTACGCATGCGCCGGCTGATAGCCCAGAAGTCAAAAATGGGCATTTAAAGCCATATCTGGGAGCCTACACGCAAATCGACTTTCAGCGTCCTTGCCCAAGTATTTTTGATACGGCAGAAGAAATTAAGGAAAAATATGGCATCCGTGCGCAAAGACCGCTTTCTCCGAAAACGATGGAGCGGATTGCAAGAGGAATCCAAAAATATATCTTAGAGAACCCAGAACCTTTTCTTGTCCAATGCAACCACGGTGGAGATCGGAAAGCAGGGGATTTACACATCCCGCTCCCTACAATCACAGCGAAAAATGGGTATGGAATTGTGCGGCCGACGCTTGCTCCCTGCAAATCAGGAAAAATTTCTGCATTTTTGCACAAATATTATTCAGGAGGATATAAAGGAGCAGGAGAATGCATGAAAAATCCATTACCTACTGTTACTGCATGGGATCATAACAGCATTGTGGCTGCAACTCTTGTTCAGATGAATAATCACTGCGATGGAAAGGACATTCGGAATCCTCTTCCTACCATCACAGCCGGAGACGGACATTTCGGTGAAGTAAGAGCCTTTCTTTTGAAATTCCATGGAAATCGTAGCGAAGGAGACCTGAAAGAACCATTAAATGTCATAACTACCAAAGATAAATTCGGGCTTGTTACAATTTCAGGAACGGATTATCAAATCGTAGATATTGGGCTGAGAATGCTGGAACCACAGGAACTTTATGGATGCCAGGGCTTTCCAAGTGATTATATCATCGATCATGACTATACGGGAAAGACCTATCAGAGAGCAGAGCAGGTTAAAAGATGTGGCAATGCCGTTTGCCCACCCATACCAGCCGCCCTTGTAAAAGCGAATCTTCCTGAACTGTGCAAAGCAGAAAGGCAGCCCATTTGTCGCCCAGACAGAATCCAAACTGAGCGCAATGGACAGTTGAAATTTGCATAAATATTGTGCGGAATTTTCACGTAGACGCTTGGAAGACCCGCGGACACATGCGGACATATAAGTCCGGAAAAACTGTATATATTAAAGAAACTACGCACCACCGGAAAGCACATAACGGTGATGCGCAAAATGTAAAAATGATTGTGAAATCATTAAAAGAATAGTAATTTAAATTTTGCAAATGAAAAATTGCTTTCATGGGAAAAGAAGGATGAAAATATGAATAAAATTGAAACACCAACGCTGGATATAATGATTGAAATTCAGGAACAATCACAGCTTTGTGGAGAATTTCTTGATTGGCTCTTAAGAAAATATACCATGTTTGACAGAAAACAAAAGAGAGAAAGTCCATTTGCCAATGTTATGGGTAACGGAGACTATATCAATAAAGAAAAGTTACTTGCTGAATTTTTTGATATTGATTTAGTAGAAGCTGAAAAAGAACGACAAGCTATTCTGGATGCTATGCAACGATGAAAGATTGTCTTAAATGTGACCGTTCCAAAAGATAGTAAAATAAATCTTTAATGTATTGAATATTTTTCACATAAAACATAACCTGTTTTATAGCACATGATAAAAATTAAAGTTTATTTTTATCGTGTGCTTTTTTTACAATTCTATTAATATCAGTAGAAAGAGAGGTAATGAGCATGATACACGCTATATGTGATTTTTGTGGAAAAGACTGTGATAGAACGGCAACGCTATTATCTATGACACCTTTTCAAAATTTTGCTAGGTATCATACAGATAATGAACCATATGGAAATAGAGAAAAAACTAGAAGTTTTGTAATCTGCTATGAATGTTGTAAAAAACATAATCTTCCTAATCCGTATGAAACATATTCAGGAATTACTAAGCAAGAGGGGCATTATGAGAAATGCCTTGATAATTATACAGATGTTGACCTTGTAGAAGATAAAAAATACGATAAGAGATTTGATTAAATAAGGATTTAACTGATGATAGCTCAAGGTGAAGATAATTAAAAGGAGACAAATAATATGCAAAAAAAATTTATAACAATTGCAAGAGAAAATAAAAATGCAGACTTTTATTTAGTATGTCATACAGCCTGTAATGAACTAGGAAACTTTCAATGGTTCTTAAAAGATGACCCCAACTCTGAACATGAAGTAAATCTTGAAAACCAAGTTTATGAATCATTTTCAACTGACTCAAATTGGATCAGAAAAAATGCAGAAAATAAGTGGCTAGGTTGTCATTGTCTATTAAAAGATGATGAATATAATGAATATACAGAAATGATTTGTCATCTATCAAGCGATATTTTAACCATGCTTCGCAATAATATTTTTGATATGATTAGTACATTTAATTCTCAAGGGAATTTTGACCATAATTATATTTTAGAAAATTAAATACGAATTTGATCCACTTTTTGTCCTTTCTCCGGGATATAACGAGGGATATTATCTGGATCTTTCTATCCGCGGAGCCTGGTCTATTACGTACAAAATAGACACGCTTCATTTAGGGACCATAAAAACGCTGGGTAATTCCGTAGAAGGAATCCGTCAGATGGCAACACTCTATGGAGAATGCCTTGTTTCGTTTCAGAAGATCATGCATGATAATATGGATTCGTTTACTCGAAAAGGCTTCGATCTGAAGTTCTATAACACAAAAAAGGAATATTCCGGCGGATTTTCCGGTTTAGAGAGTTCCGACATAGCCCGCCAGCGATTCCAGGAATATCATTCAAAATCGCCTGAAGAGCTTAATTATGGTATTATTCGGGACAATATGTCTCGTAGAGAAAAAATTGTTACAGAAAGGAGCAGCTTATGAAAATCAATTTTTCCATAAACTATAAAGGATACACTGCTGATATATCATACGAACCAGAAGATAAGATCTATGTAGGTGAGGTCCGCTGCATTTCTGATTCTTTGAATTTTCATGGAAGATCCATTCTTGAGGTCAACGCAATGTTTCACCAATCCATTGAGAATTATTTGGATCTCTGCAAACAGATTGGTAAAGATCCTGAAAGGGCTGCCGACTATGAGCTTGCATGCAGAATTTACACCTGCATTTCTGATAATACGGATTGTACGACAGAACCCGAAGCAGTAGAAGCGCTCAGAGAAGCCGTTTTAAAGAGTGGAAAAGCCGGTACTTCAGCTTTTGAGTTATTATGTGATCGTATTGAAGAATTGCTGGAAAACAAGTAAAAAGCACTATTCAGAAAGGTTCTGGGAACACTGCAGATGCATGTGTTTCCGGAACCTTTTTCAATTTTTCAAAAAATCCCATTGTGTTTTCAATACTATATTTGAACAACAAATACAATAGGAGGTATGAAAAATTGAGACACAAAAAACTTATTATTGGAACAGGTATTTGCCTTCTAGGCATTGCCTTATCTGCCGCATGGTTTATTCCATGCAAATTGGAAGCTACTTACGCTGGTAAAACACCTTATCAGTACGATGCAGTCTCTGCCAAAAGCTTTCATGCAAACACTGTAAGCCTGCTCGGAAGGAAAAATCCGGTAACAGACATTTCTATCAGCCCTAAAAAGCTGTCTAAGTCCATCCAACGCATTACTGTGACGTACGGAGATATGTCCGTATCTGTACCTGTAAAAGCTATTAAAGCCGATCATATCGCATGGAGTTATGCGGATGGACCGATCTACGAAGGAGATTCTTTCCACCCGGAAAACATATCTGCGGAGCTTATTTATGCGGATAATACCAAAAAGGAACTGGCAGCATCTGATTTTGAACTCACAAAGACTCCTGAAATTTTAACTGCAGACGATCATACTGTAACTGCAAAGACTATTTTGGGCGAGGAGCAGTATGAGATTCCACTGAACACAATCAGCAAATTGACAATGGAAAGTAAAGAACTTCTCTATGAAGGAGATTATCCAAAATCTGATTTTTCTTATGAAGTCACGTATAGTGACGACGAAAAAAAAGAATTGTCTGTAGATGATGTTGAAATTCCTGACACAATTCCATTGGCAGCAGGAAATAATGATATTTCTGTTACCTATCTTGGAAAAGAATATACATCAACAATCACTGCAAAGCAAAAAACAGCCGCTGTCGTTGCTGCAGAGACCTATAAGACAGAATTGGATAATAGTGTATCTAATGTCACAACCGATAGTATTTTTGTTTCCGTTCAGCAAAAATACACGGAGAGCGGAGAATATTTCTTAACCCACATCATCGTCAACGATCCATCTAGCCAAGTCAAAGGCGGACTGTCAAACGACAGTTGGGGCGGCTATAGAGAATACCCGACTACATATGCCGGCCGTACAGGGGCCGCAGTCACAACAAACGGCAGTTATTTCTCATATGACAGTGGGCAGCCTGTATGCGCTGGGTGCTTTATTAAAGGCGGAAAAATTTTAAAGGATGGTGTGACCAACGGAAAAGAAATCTGTCTGGACAATACTGGCAAGTTTTATACCCCATCGGCTGGAATTTCAGCTTCTACACTCCTTGCATCCGGAGTCAAAGATATTTGGGGGACAGCTGATCCACTGCTAATCCAGGACGGTCAAAAAGTAGATTTGGCAAATCAGCAAAAAATAAATAATACTTACTATAACCGAACAGCAATCGGTATGGTTCAGCCAGGAGAGTATTATATGATTACTGCCGGAACGGCACAGTACAAAAATGGATTGTCTTTTGCTGAATTGCAGAGTATTTTCGCCAATCTTGGATGTACCTATGCAAGAAGCATGGACGGCGGCGGTAGCAGTTCCCTTGTCGTGAATGGAAAGTTATTAAACACACCTGCGCAATACGATGAACGTCCGGTTGTCGATTTTCTGAGCTTTTTGCCATAAATATTCATAGCTCTGGATTGGATGGGAAACTCTCCCATTTATAATGACATTTTTGTTTTCGGGCTAATTTTTCATACTATTTTCATCAGATCAAATAAACGATGAAAGGAGTACCGAAACCTATAAGATCTGAAATACATTTTGTCAAGGAGTATATTTATGAAACCTATTAAAATTTTGCGTCTAAACAGAAAGCATCTTTCACAAATGACCTATTATTTCACAAGTTTTCAGGATAATAGCTGTTCCCATGATGGACAGTCATCTATCTGCCGTATTCACAGTATGCAATATATTCCGGTAACCCCTAATATGCGTGACTACAATTTGCTTGATTCCCTTGGTGTCGCACCTGATCTGGAGCGGATTCTGGATTATGCAATGTTATATGGTGCCACTTACGTAGAACTTACTGGAAATGATGCGGATATTGATCCTTTGCTCCCCACGTTCAAATGGACTCTGGACAACGATATCTTGTATGCTATTTTGAAAGATGGCGAACAGATGGCAACTTATTTTGCTATCGGAATTGATTTTCCTTGCCATTGCATTGTCCCAGCTAACTTTGTACTTGGATCATCGGATTTTTCAGCATGCATTGAGGATACGTTACGTCGTATTGCTTCCTTATATCCTGAATCAACTACGGCAGAACTTTATGCCAACATGGGTGCTGTACCTGACGAAAAAATCCCGGAAGGAGAAGAGGATAACTGGGTTCCTGTAGATCTTGGATATTCGATTCCGGAAATTCTGAGGATTGAAAATTCGCCAAAGCCTCCACTTTACTTCAAGGTAAATCCTCATTATGAAGATACGCTGGCTTTTAAAATGCCCTATTTTGATATGGACTACCTTGAAAAACATGTTCGGCCCGAGTTTGATGAGATTTCAGAAATTATCCCAATTTCTCCAGAAGATTATCAAAAATCGATCAAATACGAAGATGTATGTACTTCCGCACGGAACTAAATCTATTTTACGACTATGCTCAAATGATATTTTTTATCAAGAAAGGATTATATTATGCTGAATTTTTTGAAAAAACTTTTTATGCGTAACCCAAAACACTACATCGTTTCCGGCCCATCTGTACCGGAGAAAGACTTTACAAACAAACGCAACGCGCGTAAATTTCTGTTTCAGAACAGTGAAAATGGCTACGATGCTATGATCGACTGCCTTGATACAGATCCTTGCTGCAAATAATCAAAAATCCCCATAGCCACAAAGGTTCTGACTTCATTTTGAAGATTCAGGACCTTTTTTATTTTATATTTACAATACTAAATATATAGAAATTATTTCAAGGAGAGCATCAACATGGCTAAAGCATGCACATTTATCGGAAACAGAGACTTATCATTAAATGAACAGTGGGCTTTGCGCCCCCGTCTGCAGCAGGCTATTCTGAATTATCTGAATGCAGGAGGCTATTTTTTTGCGTGTGGTGGCTCATATGGGTTTGACTTAGTTGCTGCGGAAGAAGTTCTGAATTTCAAACAATATTATCCCTATATCCAGATGATTCTGCTGCTCCCATATCCCCATTATACCTCAAGGTGGACGATGGAAGACCAGCAACGCTTACAACAGGTTATGCAATACAGTATTTATCGTTATTCTTATTCTGCTTATCGAAAAGGCATCTATTCAGAGCGTAATCAGCAGCTTATTGATGGTAGTAATTATTGTATTTACTATTCGGATTCCAAGACTGCGCCTTATACGCAATCCATCATAGATTATGCAATTGATAATGGAATATGGACTACAAACCTCGCTGATAACCTTCTTTGGAGCGCAGATGACTACTTTGAACATCTTTGAGTGAAAATTTTTTAAATATTTACAATACTATACTTAGAAACAAAATTTACCAAAGAAGGAGGACGCTGTTTCATGTTTTTTAATGTATGATTACGGCCAATAATTTAATGATCAAAACAGTATTAGAATTTTTGAATGAAATTTCCCTTCCAAAACCAGATAAGAACTCATATGCTGCTAATTTTTTGAAGTTGTATGAAAACGGTTCGGAAGCCACCTATGTGCATATTACCAAAGAGAATGCATATGGAAAAGAATATCTGCAGATTTCGAATGATACAGGAGCTTGTATGTCTGACCGCGTTCAGCCATCTGAGCCTGTTTCCTATATTGATCTGATTCAGTTATCTGATAATATCTGCACCGTAGCGGAGCATGCAAAGGAATCAATTCCTTTCCAGCTTACTGCTGATGAATTTTGCTTAGTTACGGGCGTTGATATTTATAAATCAAATTTACAGGAGGACAAAAAGTGAAATCAAAGAAAGTCAGCACTACTTTTACCGTTCTTAGCATGGCTGCAGGAATGTTTCTCACTCCAGCATCCGCCTATGCAGAACCATTAGCATCCGGGCAGGAAACTGTAGTGGATTCAAGTGATGTCTCGACAGATGATTCTGTATCTGAAAAAACAGATTCTGATTCTGGCGCATCTGAAACACCGGAAAAGCCAGAAGACTCGTCATCTGATACTTCTAAGGAACCAGAGGAAAAAGATGACTCAGAAGATCCGGCACCTACGGAACCAGATGTTACCCCATCTGTCACCCCATCCGTTACTCCGGCTCCAGAGCCTTCCAAAGCTCCAACACCAGACGCATCAACCTCTGAGACTAAGCCAAAAGCTGATTCTGAATCCACTAAAAAAGATGCAAATTCCAGTTCTACATCCACAAAAGACGCAGATCCCTCTTCCGATAATGCGGCAGAAGCGGCTGCAGTAGAAGATTGGAGTCAGACAATTAACTATGAAAATTACATAGGGAAAAAGGATCTTCGTGCCGGGTTTGCCCGCGTTGATAAAGTGTATGCTTATGCAAAGGTCAACACAAGGCTTAATGTCAGAGAATCCGCTTCCACAAAGTCACGTATTGTCGGAACCCTTTCTCCAAAAGCTCTTTGTTATGTTATTTCTGATTCAGATCAAAAATGGGTATACATCGAATCTGGCGATGTCCGCGGCTTTGTCAAAAGCAACTATCTGCAGCAGGGAAAAACGGCATTAACCTACGTTTCCCGGACTGGAGAAGACAATATGGAGCTTGCTGAACAGGTAATTGATCCTGAAGAAAATGAAGCGTTTTCTTATAAAAAAGAAACTGTTTATGATGTAACCAATTCTTCCGGCGAAGGAATCATCACTTTTGCCAAACAGTTCGTCGGAAATTCCTACGTCTGGGGCGGAAATTCGCTCACGAATGGAATCGACTGCTCCCATTTTGTATGGCAGATTTTGACACGCTGCGGCGCTTACGATGATGAATATACCACCTCTTATGGCTGGAGATCACTGGGCGAAGAGGTAAAAAGCCTTGCTGATGCAAAAGCTGGTGATGTTGTCTGCTACGATGGACACGTTGCTCTCTATGACGGAAATGGAAAAATCGTAGAAGCCCTTAATGAAGATCAGGGCATTGTCGATACCCGGAAGGTAGATAGTGACACCATTCTTACCATCCGCCGTTTTACATCTAATGATGAGATCGGAGATACCAATGCTGAAAAAATTTGGAATTATCTGCGTATGCATGGCTTTTCCAAGGAAGGAACCGCCGGTATTATGGGCAACATTGCAAATGAAGCCTCTACAGATCTGGACCCAACACTTCTGGAAATCGGTTCTGTGAAGAAATCCGGACTCACTGGTACGCAGTATACTGCACTGGTTGATGCCGGCAGTATCAGCCGTGAAGAAGTCATTCACAGCTCTTCTTTGGGTATTTACAGTGGTGGTAGATATGGGTATGGTTTATGCGGCTTCACAGATCCTGAAATCAAGTCCTATCTGTGCAAATATACCATTGATAAAGGGAAGAGCTTAGGGTCTATTTCTGGGCAGCTGGATAGCCTTATCGCCTATCTGGAAAAACATAATCCTTCGCTGTTAGAACGTCTTAAAACTTCAGACAGCGTTGAAGATGCTGCCACTGCATTTCTGCGCGAATACGAAAAATGCAAAGACCTTGATCGTGAAGAAATCGAGCGGGTTTCGGCAGCCAAACAGATTTATGAGGTATTCCAGGAATACCAGTCACCCGTAGAATAAAACTTTCTCAAAAAAATCTCCATGTTACCCAAAATCCGACTGATTTAAGCAATTCTGCTTGGAATCAGTCGGATTTTATTATCTTTTATAACTTCTTTTACGATTTTGGTTGCTATATCAACATTATTTGGCGTACAATATTAATTACGAGTCTATTTATATATGAGCATCGTTAATGAGGAGGGGTTGGATGTGAAAAAGAAACATATAGTTATTGCAATGATGGCTTTTATCATTCTATTATCAGTAGCTTATTTACAATGGGGCCGTAAGGAACGTGTGGTGAATTCTTTTTCGACCGCCTCTGATACGTCCTATACTCAGGAATTTAGTGTAATTGCCAACACTTTATTTTTGAACAAGAATGAATACGCAAAAGATTTAATTGCCAAAACCCTTCATAATGGCTTTCAAAATATTCGTTTTTCCTATGATGTCGGCTTTCCAGAGCAAATAACAATCTACGTTTACAAAAACAGATCTCTCTATCACCATGGAAGAGAAAATTTTCGAGTCATATACTCACAAGAAGGGAATTATAAGATAGAAGAGTAGTAAAAAAGAGATGCCGACTGACATCTCTTTTTTTCGCCATTAAATTTCCAAAGATATATATCCGTTTTTCTGAACCGTGTGCAAATTTTTCAAGTATTTCTGTTTGTACTGCTCCACTTCGTTTGGGGACAAATTAATCCGGATATTTTCAACCGCCTTAGCCAGTATGTCATCCATACAAAATCCGTATTTTCCAAGGGCATTCTGGACTTCTTGATTAAGTGCCAGCGCATACACTTTTTCAAGATTCGAGGAGCAGAAATCATCAATCTCCGCGTATGGAATCCCATTCCGTATCATTGCACTTTTAATTGCGGAACTGGTATTTTCCTGTTCAACCAACAGAAGGAAACTGCATTCCGGCAGCCCCTTAATCAGTCCCCAAAAATCCGAATCAGACGATACCAAAATGAAAGCTTTTGTTCCTTGTTCAAAATATTCCCTTGTTGTTCCGACAGCCAAAGAAATGTCCACTAAAGACTTATCTGCCTTAACTCGCGGAATCATTTTGTGTTCTACCCCCGGAATCAATCGTTGCAGCAACCGCCAGGTAACTGTAGTATGTACATCGTTATATAAAACAATTTTTTTGATGTGTTCTCGTGTTGCTGGCTCAAGTCCGTCCAAAACAGAGTAGAGCTTATATGGGTTTGCATTTTCACAATCCACAACAATCGTAATTTCCTGATTGTCCCGAATATAATCCTTAATATTCTTTTTGATTTCGTCGCTGGCATCCGTCACTTTAGAAAGATCATCAAACATATCTCCGTTTCTCCTGTACAGATAACTTACGAACTTCTCATCGTTGTACAGGATATTCCCTACTTCTACAGATAATGCTCCTACGACATACATCGTATAGGGAAATCGGTTCCGCTTTTCCCCATACGATTCTACCAGCTTTGAAACTTGTCTTTCCTTGAGTTCCGGGAGACAAAACATATCTTTTACATAGTCCCAATTAAGCCACAGTGGGAAACTATTCTTGCAGCCATTGATATGCTTTTTGATTTCAGCACTGACTAACACAACGTATTTTGCTGGGGTCCAATTAGCTCTCCAGATATCTACTTCATCCTTTTTGAGCTTTTTAATACATTCCGGGTCAATATATTCCGGAATTGTATCAATATTTTTCATATCATACTGAAACAAATTCCGGATTCTTCCATTGTTTCTTAGTAATGCAGTCCGAATAATACACAAATTCCGGACAATCCTTGCATCTTTACATTCCTCCAGCCCCGTATAGATTGTCTCATCAAAATTGCTTTCTTCACCTAAAAAATACTCCTCCGATACGCCTAGCAGATACGCGATTCTTGAAACAATATCGAATCTCGGATTTTTATATTTGGATGCTTCCAGTCCGAGATCCATTTCTGAATTACACATAATCAAATTCCTCCTTTGTATATTTTGTTTCCGATATATAGTATGGAAAATAATTTCAAAAAACGTTTTTCACGTACATAAAATTTATTCTTCTTTTGATTCGTCATTCTAAAAGCATCAGATCAATATTTCATGAGAGGAGCGTAAAAACGAAGGTCTGAAATACATTATGTCAAAAGGAGATGTCAAATGGCACACGTAGCTATTATGATCCGAATTATACCATCTGAAAATCGAAATATGTATTTTCGGATGATTCAGGACTCGGATACAACATTTAAGGTAGAAATGGGGCGTGTTGGGGCTGCTCCATACGTCCGTTATTATCCATTATCAGTATGGGATGAGATGTATCAAAAGAAAATTTCAGAAGGCTATCAGGATAAGACAACACTTATGGATGTACGTTCTTCCAATACATATAAGGAAATTGAGGATGATTCTGTTCGTGAACTCATTTCTTTTTTGCAACAGGAATCATCTATGGCCATCAAATCTAATTATTCTGTATCCGTATCCGAGGTTAGCCCGCAGATGATCACGCAAGCAGAAGATATTTTGAATCAGTTTACGGATAATCCACGGAAAGATAATTCTCTCCTGGAACAATTATTTGCTCTATTGCCTCGGAAAATGAAAAATGTTGCAGACTATTTGCTACCGGCAGATGCCGAACCGGAGCAGATTCAGAATGTTATAGATCGAGAAACCGATCTGCTGCGCATGATGGAAACCCAGATGCAGGCATTGCCGTCCAATGACAGCAAAGAAAAAACTCTTCTGGAAGAATGGAATCTATCAATCACCCCTGTAAACAATGAAAAAGAACTCCGGCAAATCAAACGACACATGGGACATTCTGCAGATTGCTTTTCAAAAGCATTCCGTGTTAAAAATTCCAATAGAGATAACGCTTTTTGGAATTATTATGACAAACATAATTATCATAAAGAAGACATTCATTACTGGTATCATGGGTCCAGAAATATGAATTGCCTGTCCATTTTACATAATGGACTTATCTTAAATCCCAAAGCGCCCAAAGTCGGTCATATGTTCGGCTATGGAATATATCTTGCTCCAAAAGCGAAAAAAAGTATTGGATATACCTCATTGAATGGGTCTTTTTGGGTACATGGCACCTCAGACACAGCCTATCTATTTGTTATGAAAACCGTGTACAAGTCACCCTATCATGTCTACACATGGACCTCGGGCATGAAATCGCTAACCAAATCCCGCATTTCACCTCACGATGCTGTTTTTGCTCATGCTGGCACATCTTTAAGGAATGACGAGGTTGTTATTTTTGACGATGCACAGGTAACGCTTCAGTATATTATCGAATTGAAACAACAATAGAGACACAAAATGGTCGGGAATAAATCCCGGCCATTTTGTTTTTTTCACTTTTCCACATTCTAGGGGTATCAGATCAATTCATGAAGAAAGGAGTATATCAATAACCGATCTGAAATTCAATTTGTCTAAGGAGATAAAATATGCATATTACTATTAAGACGTACACCGATACCCGGAATATGGAAGTTCCACAAACAGAATCTGCCTTGTATAAGGCCATTGGGGAGCAGTTATTAAATTTGTCCGTTCCCAATCGTTTACTTGTTTCTACACCTGTAGGAGAAGCGGAGTTTGACGTTAAACAGCGTGGCACATTCGCAAAGGACGGGACCATCTATCCGAGTATGTATGTAACAGAAGAGTACAATACCATCCAGCTCCCACAGGATACCTATCCGGAAGCTTATTTAACCTGTATTAACCCAGTATCCAACAATTACAAATTCTACCATTTTCGGCCATCTGGTTCCGTACTGAATGCAACTTACGGACGTATCGGAGCTGGCAGGGGAGAAGCATTTGGAAAAAAGGACTTGAAAACCCCATATCCCATCCATCTATATTGGATTCGCTACTATGAAAAGCTTTCAAAAGGATACAAGGACGAGTCTTCTATTTATCTTGCTCCAGCTGTGTCGGAAACACCTGCTGCACCCACCATTCCTGATCAGCGTCCGGAAGCTATTGAATTATATCAAAAACTGTATACCTACGCTAAAGGTATGGTCGAACAGCATTTGGTCCACCATGACAAAGTGACCGTTGAACAGGTATCTCAGTCGAAGAAAATTCTTGCGGAATTAAGTACCAAGACTACTTTGAAGGATTTCAATGAGACGCTTCAGAAATTATTAACTATTTCCCCTCGAAAGAGCAGATATGTTAAATCTCTTCTTGCTGTGAAAACGTCTGATTTTCCTGCGATTATAGATCGTGAAAATGACCTTATCACGGCGATGGAAGTTATGCGTCCGTCCGGTTCTATCGGCAGTTTTCGGGAACATAATATTCATGTATTTGAGGCTACAGATTCCCAGCGGCAGGAAGTTATCGAACACTTAACCCCTTCTCTGCAGCGGAAAGTACGAAAGATCTGGCGTGTTATCCCAGATCGGCAGCAAAAAACCTTTAACAGCTATTGTAAAGAGCATCATATTCGCTATGTACGGCAGATGTGGCACGGAAGCCGGAATGCAAACTGGCTCAGTATCACGGAAAATTCCATCAAAATCCTTCCCTCCTATGAGAATGGACGCATGTTTGGTGACGGAGTTTATTTTGCCCTTAATCCGAACAAGAGTTTTTTGTATACAAGCAGTTCTTCTGCAAAATACACAAACGAACATGAAAATGTTGTATATATGGGGCTTTTTGCGGTTGCTTACGGAAAACCACTTTATGTGGAATCGAGCCACCACTTTACTCCAAAAGAACTGGAAGCGAAAAAGAAAAATTGTGTTCATGCCAAAGCTGGACGCTCTTTAAAAGAAGATGAAATCATCTTTTATTCAGAGGCTGCCATGGTAATGAATTATCTCGTTGAATTTGACGCTTAAAGGAGATTTTTATGAAATATTATATTAGTGATTTACATTTGTTTCACCCGGCGATTCTTCAAAAATGCAGTCGCCCATTTGCAACAATCGATGACATGCACCGGACTATTTTCCAAAATTGGAAGAAAAAAGGTATTGGTCCTTGTGATGAAGTATATATTCTTGGTGATGTTGGCATGTATCATGAAAAGGAAATTGGAAAATTTCTTATGGCTCTTCCAGGCAAAAAATACCTCGTTACCGGGAATCATGATTTCAAGAATATCCATAATCGGGACTTCTCCAGCGCTTTTTTATGGTGCCGTCCATATGCAGAAGTGAGAGATAATGAACGTAAAGTTGTTCTGTTCCATTATCCAATCGAGGAATGGAATGGGTTTTATGTGGGTTCTTATCACCTGCATGGCCATATTCACAATACAACTGTAACGCATATTGACAGAAGATATAATGTATCCGTCGATGTTATCAATTATACCCCAGTCACTCTGGATGAACTGATCGCTCAAAATGACGTAAAATAACAGCCTATTCAAGGAAAAACACTGCCCATGCATTTTATGGAGCAGTGTTTTTTTGCGAAAAAATCACCTACGTGAGAATATAAGTATTTTTCTTTTTGCAATACTATCAATAAGAAAATTTTCGAAGAGGAGGTTTTACAAATGAGAATTATTGTTGACGCGGATTCTTGTTCAAAAATCCGTCAGATTGAAGAAATTGCGGAAGAGAAAGGCTTACCAGTAATGTTGTTCTGCGATACAGCGCACCAGCTTTATTCTGATTACAGCAAAATTAAAAAGGTGGCTCCCGGAAGAGATGCTTCCGATATGCAGATCTATAATGAATGCAAAATAGGAGATATCGTTATAACACAGGATTACGGACTTGCTTCGTTGGTCCTGGCTAAGGGCGCACTGGTTATGCATCCAAGTGGAGCTATTTATTCAAAAGAAACAATTGACACCCTTCTTATGAGCCGTTATTTGAATCAGATCGATCCCAATATCCGCCATCGTAAGAAAAAAAGACGCTCTGTTCAGAAAAAATATGATTTTCAGAAATCTTTATTGCAGATGATTAACCCCGCCGAAACTAAAAAGACCGCTTTTGCCTAAGAATTTGTATTAGAAAAGGGAGGTGTTTTATGCGCATATCTAAACGAAGACAACAATATTTGGATAAATTCAAGTTTCCTTATCACGGACAGATATTTTCCAGCATTAAAGCTTGTTGCGAATACTATGATGTGGCCTATTCCTGTGTTTTCCCGCTGAAAAAGGAGAAAAATATCACAGCGGAAAAAGCTATTGACCATCTAAGGGCTGCAAAAAAAGGACGTTGCGTGAAATATCACGGTCAAACATATCCATCTATGAAGGTATGCTGTGAATTGTTTAATGTTCCTGTTGACAATGTGAGTTACTATAAGCGCACTCATAAATGCTCTTTTGAAGCAGCATTGGATCATTATGTCTTAAATGAAAGCCGTTATTCTTTCAAGTTCAACAATCAAAAATATCCATCTATTAACGCTTGTTGTAAAGAGTATGGATTGAGTCCTGATGTTGTATATGCCTATAAAAACAAAAATCAGCTAACTCCTTCCGCCGCTGTCAGGGCTTGTTTAACACAAAAGCAGCGTCAAGAGAATCAGATTGACCCACCCAAAATTCTTCCCAAGAAGAAAAAGAAAAAAGTCTCTGCTCCGTCTAAAACTCGCCCGTCAGACTCGCGGGTTGTGGAAATTAACGGAGAGGCATATCCTTCCTTATCCGCTTTTTGCAAGCAGCATCATATAAGTCATAGCAGTGTGGCTGCAAGAGCGCACCGCCTAAAATGCACCATCGAGGAATCAGCAAATCATTTTCTCGCTTTGCAAGAACTTTCACTCTTATACCCGGATGCTATACAATTCCAAAATAGTACATACGATTGCGTAGAAAAGCTCTGTTCTCGTATAGGCGTAGACCCAATCGCGATTTTACATTTTGTTAAATCCAAACAATATACGTTAGAACAGGCAATCCAAGAAGCATTATCAACCACTGGAATGCATCGCGTTCAAGATGCAGATCCTGTCGTCTTTCAAAACACAGTATATCCTACATTATACCGTTGTTATCATGCTTTACAAATTGACGCGAGGTCTGTAAAAACACGCATGGAAAAATATCATATGAGCTGGGAAGAGGCTGTTGAGGATGCAATAAAATGCAAAAAGACATCTGACAAATAACCATCTAAAGGCGTTGACGAAAAAGTTGACGCCTTTTTTGTTTTTATTTCTAATACTATAAGTATCAAAACAAGAAAGAGGTGTCTATTTTGCAACGTACAAAAGGAAATAATTTAGATTCAGACAAAATTCTGCTATCTGTGAAAGAAGCATCCGAGCTTACCGGAATTTCAGAACGTAAACTTCGTGATCTCATGAATGAAAGTAACTTTAAGGTTCAAATTGGCAGGCGTACTATGATCCATCGAAAAAAATTCGAACGATGGATTGACCAGCATACTTGCATTTTTTAAGTTCGCGTGATACGATAATATCCGTATGCGCGTATCATTAGGAGAATGATATGGGAAAAGACTCAAATGGAAAAGAACTTGGTGCCGGCATCTATCAAAGAAAAGACGGTCGATATGAAGCTCGCATCAGAATCAAAGGGCAAAAAAAGCCCTATAGTATCTATGATACTAATCTTCGGAAACTGAAGCAAAAAAAGAAACAGTTTCTCTTATTGATGGCAAACAGAGATTTAAACCTCTCGTTTACGCTAACAGTTTCACAATGGTTTGAAATTTATTTAAAGAATTATGCACGGCCCAAACTAAAAACACAAACTCTTAATAACTATGTTACAGGCTTTGAACGTGTGGAAGATTACATTGGTTATATGAAAATAATTGACGTGAAAAATGTAAATATTGTGTCGGCTATTCAAGAACTCGAAAAAGAGGGATATGCAACGACTACAATTCAACAGTCTTTGGCCGTTTTAAAGCAAGTTTTTCGCACTGCTTTTGAAAATCGTATCATACCGTTTGATCCATGCTCCGGATATCAATACGCTGGACCGCCTAAGTCTGTAAACGAAAAACCTCCGGACGACTTATTTGAACGGACGTTTGAGCAGGTACTAACTCCTGATGTGTTAGAACAATTTTTCAAGAGTATTCAATCACGCCGCTATTATGAATTATTTATCGTTCTATTACATGGCGGCTTAAGAATCGGAGAACTTCTTTCCCTACAGTGGAAAGATATAAATTTTAGGAAAAAGCAGTTGAAAGTCTACAAAACTGTGAAAAAGGTTCGAGACATTTTTGACGAGGAGGGAAATCGACTTTATGATTCGGCGTTGTATCATCAAGTAACAACGCCGAAAAGTGAGAAAAGTTATCGTATCGTTCCTCTTTCTGATATTGCAGTTAAGGCTTTAAAACAATGGAAAGCCCAGCAAGATGCAGACAAGAAGCAGTACGGACGCGATTGGGGACGTTCGAATCCCTTGCTTGAACAATATCCGGATCTTGTTTGTACTACTGGACCGGGCAATCCACTTAATCGCAGTTGGCTTGATCGAATATGCAATGACTTTCAAACGGCAATAAATGAACCGGAAATATTGCTTGCCCAAAAAGAAGGACGTTCTCCAAACCTGGTCAAAGTAACACCACATATGTTCCGTCATACATATGTAACCACCCTGATAAAGGCCAAAGTTCCGGAATCTGTTGTCCGTGAGTATGTTGGTCACAGTTCAGATAAAATGGTCGAATATTACACTCATCTTGATAATAGCTATATCGAACCAGAGCTTCGAAAGGGTATGAAGAGTTTTTATACGAATTTTGATCTAAAGGATAAAAAGGTGAAAAAATGA